GATCCACCAGTACCTCCTGATCCACCAGTACCTCCCGATCCACCAGTACCTCCTGATCCACCAGTACCTCCTGATCCGCCAGTACCTCCAGAACTAGCATCATCTCTTACTAATCGAGTAACACCATCATCTCCGGTTACAATTCTAAAACCTTCATCAGTTAATCTATTATCATTAAATGTATAATCAAAAGGCCCAACACCACCATTACCGTTACCATTAGTTATCGGTATAGATATATCAGTTGGGTTACCATCCGTAACATGAATATCAATAGGTGGTGCAGGTATAATCGCAATCGGCTCTAAAGTTAAATTAAATTGAACGTTAATAACATTACTGCTATTTCTAAATTTATCTCGAACGAATACCGGTAACGTCATATTCTTCGTTCCGGCTGTATGATTAAACATAGGATTAAAATAATGATTTAATCGCCCAGTAATTTCACCAGTATCTGGATTTAAAATTAAATCACCGAACGAAGTTTCGGTTATAGTATTAAAAAAAGCTGAACCGTGGACTGCTTCGGGAAACGCTAATTGTAAACTTTCCGAGTCGAAATAATATTTAAAATCGGCATCAGCAAAAGTCCCACCCGCACTTGCACCACCGACTATATCATAATGACCGTCAGCATAAGTAAATGGATTGAAACTAACAGTATCATCCATATTTTTATTTAATGTTGCTTTATTTGCTGGTGTAGTAACGACTATGGCAGGCCATGAAACTTTAATATCGATAGTGCAATATTTTTTTGTTCCTAAATTAACAATAGGATCATTAAAATTAGCTCGAATATTATGGAAATCCGCGACTTCTAATCTTAATGTTATATTTAAAAATTTAGCATTAATTCGAGATATAGTTCCTGTTATTGCACCAGTAAACTCATCGATAGTAATACCAACATCATTAGATCCAACTAATTTATATCGATATGGATGTATTCCATTATCTGCCCGATATTTAGTTCCGCCTCTAACCGTTAATGTATCTATAGGCGAATACGAAAAAACAGAAGCTACAACCGCCGGTAACGGATCTGATGGTAATAATATAGTGGCGGCAGTAAATAATCTAGTATTTAATAGGGGTTTAGATATAAACATAATTACTCATAATGAATGGGACTTAAGGTAAGTACTAATTAGTCATAATATGTTATTTATGGGTAAAATTGATTTATCGAGGGCATAAAAAATGGGGTTAATATAATTAACCCCATTTAATAGAATACGAAACTATTAATTAGTTTGCATTATACAACTGACCTGAAATACTACCGTAAACATAATCACCATCACAAATAAAATTAAAAATATCAGTTGCGTTAGCGCCAGACGGTGTTGGTCTGGTATTATTTTCAGTCCAAATAACTTGAGATGGCCAAGTTATTGTATTACCGTTTGGATAGTTACCATATTTAAGAATAATAGTAAATGATCTACCGGCCGCCATTGTCATTGTAAAATTAGAATGGAATGCGATAGTAATATTATCGGAATTCGCATTTAATTTAAATACCGTAGCTGCAGTTAAATCAATTGTTAAAGTATTAGCCGCGGTTTTAATAACAGTTTCACTATAACCTTTAAACTTAGTATAAGTCAATTCTGATTTTGCGATAGTTAATACATCATCAGTTGAATTATATGTAACGCCAGTCATAGAATTCATAGTATATGCAGCACTAACATAAGGAACATGATTTACTGTTCCTGATGTAAAATTCTCACCGCCATTAATATGAGCTTTCCATTCTGAAGTAATAGTTTGACCAGCAACTGGAGCTTTAGTTACTAACACTAAATTTTCAGCAGTTGGGGTTGGTCCGACTTGAACACCGTTAATTAAATCAGTATTAAAATTATCGACTTTTACTTTAGATGCAACTTTAAGTGGTGCTTCACCAGCAACGGTTGTAGTTGATTCAAAATAAGGTGCTTTAGCCCAATCTTCAAATACTGGACGTTTTTTGGCTGATAATGTACTAATATACCATTTATAATATTCACCATCTGTAATCGCAATATTCGCATCACCGGCCATTGCAGTTACTTCGATACGTTTATGATTACTATCAGTATTCCAACCTGTTAAAGTATTATATTTTTCTTTAAATGTTTGATCTGATAATGCGGTATATAAACTATTATCAGTTACTTTAGTTATATCATTTAAACTTTCGATAGTACTAATAGAGCCGACGGTTTTAATTTTAAAAACTCTATATAACGCCCAATTGTTTTGATCTGGATCATTATCATCATGTTTGACGAATAATGTAAATGGTGCTTTTACTGATAAATCAAGTTGAGTAGTTAAAATATCGCTATTATTATCAATAACAACTTCTTTTACTTTACCCATAATCCAACCGTACAATCTAGCTAAAGTATCATAATTACCCAAAGCTGGAACTGTTGAAGTTGAACCGTCTGCTGCATTTTCATCTATATAGGTATAGACACCAGTAATATTTTCAATAGCATCTCGCAATTCTGACTTATCTGCTTTACCGCCAGTTAAAACACCATTAATTAATTTACCATCCATTAATTCAGGTAAAGTTCTATATGCAGCATCAGTATTTACTATACCATTATTAATATCATCCCATGCATGTTTATGTGCGGTTGGATAACGATCGTCAGTTAAACGATAATCATTACCTAAAACAACTTCTGGTTTAATAGCTAAATTAGTAACTGGATCGATGGTAGTTCCGTCTAATGCAAATACGCCTTTAGATGATGATTGTGAACCGACATTATAATCAACCGAAGTTCCGCGAGGGCGATCTGGAATATCACTCCAAACAACATGAGCACCAACTGAGAATGGAATTTGATCTAACATAATGTAGTTATTTGCATCTAATTCCGCAATACCTTTTAATGGAGTTGATCCATTAGTTAATATAACCGCTTTATGCAAATCACCAGTTGCTATTTTACCATTTGCATCAGTTGGAATAATAACATTATTCACATCTAATGGATTACCAGCAATATTACGTTTAATGGTTGTATTATGAATTTGTGATTGCCAAATAGCATCGGTAATATCATAACCATTTAATGTTGTTGGGTTTGATGCATCGACGATTAAACCTTTTTTATTAAATTTAACTTTAGTATACGTTTTTGATGCGTCTATATTATTCAATGAAGAAACATCATTTAATATTAATAAATTTGGATATTTACTAGAATAAGATGAAACATCGCTATGAACGAAATCAGGCGACATTGCTACATTATTTCTATTAAATGCGACAGTTTCGCTATCAAAAACTGGTAATCTTTCAAATGCTAAAGTTCCAGTTGTGATATTAGTAGCGTTTGTTGTATTAATAGTAGCAGATGGAGCTAAACCATCAATATTAGCAACTTTAATTTTATTAATATAACCTTTTTGTAAATCAGCCCCAGCCCCAATAGTAAATACCCCATCCATAGGAGATAACATTTCTTTCCAAGCGCCGTCATATAATGAATTATCAGCTAAGATGAAAGTTCTTGATGCGGCTTGAGCAATAACAACGTCACCTTTATTTGGAATGGTAGTTCCGTAATTATGACCAGTTAAATTAGATGGTGAAAAGCCATTTAATTTTTTTAGAACTGATTGTAAACTAAGATCGCTTGCTGTATTACCGACGACATATCCATCATAAGTTGAAATATCATCACTAATAACAAAAGTATCAGTTAATGCTAAATCAGGTAATAAATGAATATCAATTTTACCGTCATTGCCTAATCGAGCGTAAGTTCCTGGTAAATTATAATCTTTTGCTAAAACATAATTTTGCAATTGATTTGATAATTCGGTTGTTGATACGGCATCAGCACAAGCTTCACTAATAGTATTGTACGCACCGCCGTCATAAACACGACCATCTTTACCGACTCGAACCCAATTAAATTTAACAGCTGGATCAACTAAAAATTTATCAGTTAATTTTAAAACGGTACCGTTAGATGAAATAACATCGCCAGTAAAATCAGGTAACACTGCAGGAATTAATTTTCCAGATGTAATATTAGATGCATTTGTCGTATCAACTATTGCTGATCGAGATAAACCATTAATATCAGCAGCTTCCAAATAGCGCAAACTACCTTTTTTACCATTAATTGAAATAACTCCAGTTTCTGGGGTTAATAATGGTTGCCAATTATATTGATTTGCATAATCACTATCAATCAAAATATATGATTTTTTATCAGTATTTGCAATAGCAACATCACCTTTTTTAGCATTAGTTAAATTAACTGCATCTAATTTAACATCAATTAAATGAACATTAGTAATTGATAAAGGTGGTAATTGATTTGTATTAATTAAGCCGTCTGCATTTAACCCAGCATAACCATTTGCTCTATTTTTATTATATAAACGTTCGAATGCTAATGATTGTGAGTCAATTTCGGTTTTATTATAAACGTCTTTAATACCAAGATCGGCGATAGTTGATTTAAGTTCACCTTCATAAACTAAACCTTTATTATCGACATGAACTGAATTATACCAGCCTGGAAGTAAACTTTTTTGTTTTAATGTCAATTCATTACTACCGGCGACTGATTCAACATCACCCCAAAATAGAGGTAATCTACCAACAGATAACGTTCCTTTAGAAATTAAACTAGCATTTGTTGTATCAACTCGAGCTGATTCTGCTAAATTATTGATATCATCATAATCTAAACGCGATATAGTTCCGGCTTTATTATTAATTGAGCTAACTTGGCTAACCGGTTGCAATAATTCAACCCAATCACCTATCGCAACTGGAGATGAAACATGTCGTCTAATATAAGTTTTACGTTGATCTAAAGTAAGAACAACATCACCAACCTGACTTACTACATTAATAAGATCCGCGTCTAATGCAATAACTTGAATATTATTAGTCGTAATACTCGGTAAAAATGATGCATTAATTTTACCATTTGGCTCTAATGAAACGTAACCATTTGGTTGATTTTTTTGTGTCGTTTTAATTGCACTATTAGATAAAACATTAAACTCAGCCGCAGTAACTGCATCTGGTGCAACTTCAGAAATAGAGTGATATTGTTCTGCGCTAACTACGACCCCAGCATCATTTAAAATAACACGATCGTATTTTTTAGATGCATCAATACCTCTAGAAATTAATCGTAAAGTTCCACCGACTGAAATAATATCACCACCAGATGAATAAACTGGTAACATGGTTGGATCAATTTTACCATTAACGCAAGCTACATAACCACCATCAACATTTTTTTGGCTTGTTGATAAGTAACCGGCAAGTTTAGTATTAATTTCATCTGCAGTGTAAACATTCGTAATACCAGTTCGTCTAATATCCGTATATTTTGCACCACTAACAACTAAACCTTTAGTATTTACTTTAACGAAATTATATTCAGCTAAGCCATCCGCTTGTAAATCACCATCTGGGATAGTATGCGATTTTAACTCTAATTTTAAATTAGTTCCATCTACCGAAGATTCCATATCACCAGAAATTGGTGAATTAAAGCTAGGTAGCAATCTACCGGTTTGCATTTTAGATATATCTAAAGTTCCTGAACCAAATCGTTCCCAACCTGCAGTGGTAGACCATAAGTATAACCCACTTTCAGCAGTAGCATCACCATCATATTGGTAAACAATTTCACCCATATCTAACGAGGTCATAGCTAAACGGTCGAGTTTAGACATTACCGGTAATACAAAATTAACCGAAGTGGAACCATCAATGAATTTAAACCCATCTACTAACATATTAATTATATCCTTGTATGTTAAATACCCAAACGAGTATTAATTGCTAAAATTTTATTATTGCAATGCAGCTACCGCTGTTTGCAATGCCGTTATTTGTGTTTGTTTTGCTGCCAATAATGAATCGACTTCGGTTTTTGTATATGTTGTTGATTTATCTGATTTTAATCCTAAAGCAGTCGCCATTGCTGTTTGATCTGCTTTTAACCCTAAAGCCGTTTGGGTCGCCGTGCTAATAGGTTTATTCAAATCTGAAGTATTATCTGCGTTTGGCAAACCAACATTATCTTTAGTGAATCCTGAAATTAAAGTAAAATCAGTTATTCTGGATTTTAATTGGATCCAATCTGCAGTATTTCGATAATTAAACGTTATTAACAAATACGTATAATCACCGATTATGGCAATTTCACCTTTTTTAATACCAGTTAATCCAAATAATGTTGTAAATGAATTACAAACATACGTTCTACTATTTGGGATTTTCGGTGGCCACGTAGGATCTATTATATCATCGATAGTTACGCCTATATAACCATCAGGCTGCATCATATTAACGGTTGCATTAACTACGTCAGTATTAGTTGGTTCAGCTACTGCAGTTTTAGTTCCGCCAGTTTTTTTATATAACTTATATGGATTATCGGTTAGTAAAATTAACCCATCAGTAAACGTTGCGGTGGCATATAAAGCATTAGTAGTATTTTGAATTATATGGGATGTACTAGTACCCATTAATGTATTTAATTTATCGATAATCATATGAGTGTTATTATCCATTATTACTTAATATAAGTTATATTTATTACCCGTTATAAATTAACCAACTAATTAGGCAATAAAAAACCCGCTTGATTTTCATCAAGCGGGTTTTGATTAAGCTAATTTATAAAATTAGATTTTATTGTAAGCTTAAGTTAGTAACAGTCAATTTACCATAGTAGTCAGAGCTGTTAGCTAATGAACTACGACGATCAGTAAATGATGCTTTACCATAACGTGTCATCAATGAAATCATTGGTTGAGTTGTTGATGGATTCATAATGATACCAGAAGACATCAATGGAATATATGGACAGTAGAAATAACCTGTATCAGTTTCGCCATTACCACCTTTATAACCAACTAAGATAGCATCATCGCCTGTACCTTGTGAATATAAACCAGATGCTAATGCATCAGTTGAACGAACGTTGTTCCACAAGTAGCTGTAAACTTTGATTTGACCATTTAAAGTACCAACCAATTTTGTATTGTTTGGACCTTGGAATGAACCTTCAACTGCAGGTGCAAAAACTGATTTAGAAGCTGTTTGCAATACAGAAACGATCATTGGAGAAACAACGATCCAGTTTGCTGAATTACGACGTGTTCTACGACCAATCTCATTCGCTACATAGTTGATTTGAACGCCTAAGTTAGCTAAACGATCACCGACGAATGTTGGTTTGTAGTAACCAGCTGCTGCAGGAACTGAACCATCAAATGTTGAAATAGTACCAGCTAATGACAATAAGTCAGTGATGATTTCATTATCAATCTCTTGAACGATTTCAGCTGACATAGCTTGTGTCATTTCGTTTTCGATATCTAAACCGTGTTGCGAAGACAAATCTTGCATTGCTTCAACAGTCCAGCTAGCTTGTAATTTACGTGAGTTAGCTTCAACCGCTTGTGATACGATTTCCATACCAAAACGACGACCACCTGAACCTTCTAAGTAAGTACCACCACCGCCGTATAACGGACCAGTTGCGCCTAAACCAGTGATAGTAGCACCGGCAGTTGCATCTAAAGCTGAACCCCAACCTGTACCAGATGGTGCAGTAGCGCTTGAGAAAGTACCACCACCAAAACCACCAGTACCAGCAGTTTGAGCACCGCCAATTTGACCAGAATAAAAACGACGGATCAAATTAACGTTACCGAACGCTTCTGAGTCAGTTGCTGTATCAATTGCACCAATACCACCATCGATATCACTAAATGCACTAGGTGCCGCAATTGAATCTTGATATTTTAAACGCATAGAATAAACTAATCCAACTGGACCGGTCATTGGTTGAACACCAACTAACTCAGTTGCAATCGCATTAGGAATAACCCGGCGAATCATTGGAATCATAATTTTACGTAAGCCTGCAATTGCAGAAGCACTTGTAGAACCATCAGCAGCTGTTTCCGTCAGCATTTGTTTTTGGTTTTCTAATAAAGGTGCAACCATTTTGCGTTTGTTTTCTGGTAAACCTTCAAGCAATTTGCTTTTAAGATCACCCCAGTTTTCGTTTAATTCTGTAATCATTGTGTAAATACTCCTAGTTTCTTTAAAAAATTAAATATATTTATTGAATCGTACTAAAATCAACCGAGTCCGGCTAATCTAAGAATTTGTGCTTTAATATCGACGGCTTCGCTTACAACAGTAGTTGCAGCAGGTTGTTCTTGGCCTTGCGTATCACCATCAATAATAATAGTTTCAGTAGTTGTTACATCTACTGGAGCAGCTGATTCGTCAAGTTGAGCCGATTTTGACCCAGTCGATTGATCAATGGATTCTTTAATTACTTTTTTAACATATAATTTATATGCTTCTTCTAATTTATCAGTGGCTACACTAGAAAGAATAGATTCCATCAAATCTTTTTGATAGCCAGAAAGAGGAGCAAGAACTGATTCTAATTTAACTTTACGATACAATTCTTCTTTTTCTTTCTTAACGTTTTTATAATTTTTAAACAATTTATCCAATTTTGTTTTAGCTTCAACTAATTGAGCTTCAGTTTCGCTTGGATTAACATAATGTTTATTGTATTCGTGAGCAAAAGCTTCAAATACTTTACGACCGAAGTCTAATTTTTTCGCTTCATGAATATCAGCTTTTAATGATTTAAATTCTTCATGTAAACGAGTTTCTAAGAAAATGTCAAGCTGTTTTACTAACTGAACCATTTCTTCTTTCAATTGTTTGCCTAATGCTTTCTTTTCTTTAGCAATTTCAACAATTTTTTCTGCTTCTAGATCGCGAAATGCTTTAATGTCATTGCGCAACACTTTCATTTCCGCCAATAAGAAATCATTAACTTTACTATCAATTGCTTCAATTAACATCTCACGTTGAGTTGTATATTGTTCATGCAATTCGATTTTTGTTTGAGCAATAGTTTCAGCTTTAGCTTCTGCTACTGCAGCGTCGACCGCAGCAGTTAATGAAGCAGAAAATGCTTCTTCTAATTCTTGTTTACTTTCATCTGTCAGGATACCTGATTCTGCAAGTAATTTTTTAAGAATTTCATTCATATAAAAAATCTCCCGGGAATATAATTTAGATGTTGCCATATTTGGTTTATTTATGAGCTATAACCTGATGCAGGAATTTTCAATTGTTTACAAATATGTCTTTAAAAATTGTAATTTAAATATTTATACTAATGGAAAATAAATATTTGTATTAAATGGGGGAAATCATATGGTTTTTTACTAATTAAACCGATCTAAACCTAAATTTTTATCAAAGTAATGGATTTGGATAAGAAGCTATGGATAACACTAAATTAGAGGATGATTTCGAGAAGCAGACGTTAATTGCCCAACATGAATTAGAGCTTAGTAGATGTAATAAAACGATTAATTGTATGCAGACGACGATAGCTGAATTAGCTCAAAAATTACAAGCTTATCAGCAGATAGATAAAAAACAAAAGAAGAAAAAAAAGAAAAAAGGCAAAGATTAATAAAATCTTTGCCTTTTTGTTGTATTATGATTTAAATTTAGATAATACTATTTACAAACTGAGGTACTTTTTCGCAAGCCGATCCTTCTAATGAATCAACTTTAATTGCTGTTTCAGGTATTGATTTATCAATAATAGTAATCTTACAATCGGGAGGTGTAAAAAATAAAAGACTCGCCGCCGGGTAAACAACCAAACTAGTTCCAATAACAACTAAATGATCTGCATTACGAACTTCGTCAACTGCTTTATCTAATAACGGAACCGGCTCATAAAACCAAACGATATGGGGTCTTAATTGATGACCATTCGGACTAAAATCACCTAAATTAATATCACCCGGATTATCATAAACATCATCAGTTACTTCATCTCTAGCTTTTAATAATTCGCCGTGCAAATGAATAATATTAGTCGAACCAGCACGTTCATGCAAATCATCAACATTCTGAGTTATAACAACGACATCATGATGTTTTTCTAATTCTGCTAATGCATAATGCGCTAAATTAGGAGTTACTTCATGTAATTGTCTTCGTCTTTGATTATAAAACTCTAAGACTAAATCTGGATTCATTTCCCAACCCCAAGGAGTTGCGATTTCTTCAATATTATGATTTTCCCATAATCCATTCGAATCACGAAATGTAGAAATTCCAGATTCCGCACTAATACCAGCTCCAGTTAAAACAACAATTTTCAAAGTAAGTCTCCATTAAAAGTATATAATTTACCTATTAAAATAATAAGTAAATGATATAATTTCATAATTAAACCCCATTATCTCTATTAAACGATTGAACATACATCAATCGACCTTCTGGCGTATCAAAATCCCATTTTCGAATTTCATCATCAATCCATCGTTTAACATCTTCTTGTTTCTCAGTATGAACATGACTTTTTCTAAGTAATGGATTCTGAGCAACATAATTTCTATATTTCAAATTCATCTTCCCACTCCGCGTTTATATCGCATGCTTTAACTTGATCCCATAATAACCAAGTTCCATTTTCCATCCAATCACCTTTTTTTAAAAACTCACAATACCCGCTTTCTTGTTCAGATTTCGTTTCATCTCTACTCCAATACGGGCAAAGTTTAATCGGCATTTTCCCATCAACAAAATCACCTAATGATGTATAACAATACATTCCTTTTGGTATAATTGAGGTATCTAAACTCATAATCCTAACTCCCCACAACACAATCTCGCTAATTTTAAATTCTTTGCATCTTTATTAAACGTATTTAACCAAGTTGGACTATCTATAATTAAATCGATAATATCTTGCTCTTCGTCCGATAAATGACGAACCCATTTAATAAATTTTTTACTATTTAATAAAACCCAAGGTGATAATTTATGTAATTTAATAAAATCAATTAAAACATGAAATTCTAAATGATCAAAAAATTCCGATGTTTCGCAATCATAACCGTCACAAATTTTAATAATATAATCACAAGTAACTTGAATTTTTTTATACGGTGGATTTTGATCTATAAAATCTAAATAAAAACTTAAAACTTTTTCATTTAACCAATTACTTGGTTGTATATTTTTACCAATCATTATTCTAAGAAATTCATCAACATCAGATAAACCTTTTATCTTTTTATAATAATTAGCAAATTTAATAAACGCATTAAAAAATCTAGATGCTTTAAAATCTTCAAAATCAACTTTTCGTGTATGTCTTATATGAACCCATTTTTCATATAATGAAAATGCAATTTGTCCATTAATTGATGATAAATCTTCATGCTTCTTACGTTCATTGCAATAATGAGAAACGAAAGCAGATTCGCGTTTAAATCCTTTTCCACAAAATCGACATTGTAAAAACATCATAGTTTACGGCATTCCACTGATCTATGCATTTGTTCGCTTATCGGTAATGAATGTTCTTGATCTAAAAAAATCATTTTTTTATGCATACACTCACTAAAAGTCATCGGTTCAGATATAGTTAAAAACCCATGAATAATTGTAGCTAAAACATAATACGTCATAATTCCCCCTAAAAATAATATTATAGTACCAAAGTATCAAAAAATCAATACTTTGGTACTACTAATTTAATATTACTTAACGCCAATCAATGGTAAAGTTGAATTTGGTAACATAGTTACCGGCAAAACACCATTCCATTTTTCGATAGCATTTAATTCTGCAACACCTGGATTATTACGAACCGCTTCACCTTTTAATCGAATAGCTTTTGCTTCAGCTTCAGCAACTAATAATCTAGCATTAGCTTCGCCTTCTGCAACGGCAATTGCTTTTTGAGCTTCGGCTTTAGCAGTTTCGATTTCATTTTGTCTTGTTATTGCAATTTGTGATGCTGAAATTTTCGCATCAATTGCATCAGTAACTGTTTCTGGCAATCTAATATTACCAACCCAAGATAAATGATCTAAATGAATACCGTAGGGTTCAATCTCAACTCGAACACGACCTTCGGCAGCTTTAATTAATTCTGCTTTACCTTCGCCGTAAACTGATTCAATTGGTTTAGTTGATGATTCCGTATTAATAGCATCACGAACTAAATTACGTAAGTAGATATGCGTAATTTCATCAATACCTTTACGATATTTTTGAAATAGAACTGGAATTTTATCAGGTTGTAAGGTATAAGTAATACCAATATCCGCATTTACTGATAAACCTTCTTTTGTCTGAAATGTAATTGATTCATCTTCATCTCGTCCTTCACTTCTAGATTTAGTCCAGGTATAATTCTGCATAAAGGTTGGGAAAGTATATAATTGTTCATTCACACCAATCCAATATCTACCGGGTCCTAATTGTTCCGAATCAACACCTTTATCACCACCCAATAAATGAACTTTAATGCCGACTTCCCCGACATTAACATTCGAACACCCAGTTAAAACTAATAAAATAGCCGATACTAATAATACCTTTTTCATAAAATATTTTTCCAATATAATTTTAATTAAAACTACTCATCCCAATCAATTACCATATTAAACAATTTGCAAATGAATATAATAAATGCAAAACAAGTTAATATACTAACCGCAATAACTACAACAATAAACGAGGCGATACCCAATGCAATCAATAAACTAACGACATAAATCACTCAACCTCCTTTTTAATCCGATAATTTTCCGTTAATTTCCAAATAATAATTGGGTCTATAACTAATAAAATAAACCAACCTAATAAAAATTCCCACCAATTATCAGATGAAAAATAATACGGCAATACAAAAATATACTGCAAACTAAATAATAACGTAATACCTAATATTTTAAAATATGTTTTCATTTTTAAACCTTTAATTTCTTAATTTCAGATGGTTGATATCCTAATATCTTAATCATTTCTTTTATATCATCCTGACTAAAAGAATCTTTATATCTACTAGCGTCGCGTCTAGAACAATTTAGATATTTTGCAATAATATCTATCGCATCACTTTTCTCGGCTTTTTTAAATAGCCAATTATATCTAGCATTTTTATCAACTGCCGTAATACAGAATAATTTATAAATTAAATTTGGATGTCTTGATAATTTAAAGAATCGTCGATTTACTAACTTGTCCATTAATACTATTTGTAATGGGCTATTTGAACAACACAACCATTGATTTACGACGAACGGAGAAAATTGTTTTCTCTGGTCATCTTCCAAATCTTGGACGTAATTATAATTCTTTTTATTAATATTTCGAAGAACTTCAAATATATCTAATCGTTCAGTTGCCATAATATATTCTCGTTAAAAGATATAGTATACTATATTAGTATAATAAAATCAAGATAATAATTCTTTCCGAATTGCTCTTACTTTGCATTTATCTAATATATGTCTAACTTTAATATTTTTAGAATTTTCAGATATTGTCCAAATTCGTTTTTGACTAACTGCATTAGATCCGGACCAATATGAACTATCTTGCGATAATATATTTTTATTTTCTTGTAAAATAAACTGCCATTCTTTTAATGACGGAATATACCAATCAAAATAATCATCTATATTAAGAAAGGCGCAATACATAAGAGCTTCGGGATATGTTAAATCGATTGATTCGATCGGCGCTATAAAATACTTATAATTGTTAAGTATCATAATTTATAAAACAATAAAGTTAAGAAGTATTAAAGTATAACACTTCTTAACTTAAAAATCAACTATTTTTTATTAATACAGACCATGTCCTGGTAATTTACCAGTTCTTGCCACATGCTGACCGAATGTTTCTTTCTTTTCATTATAATCAGGTGCTGTTTTTTTCGCTTGTAATTTCTCGTTTTTATACTGTCTCGCATTAGAAGCTAATTGACTACGTATATTAGCTAATTCTTCACGTCTAGCTGCAGGTAAAGCCGCAGTTTTCTTAGTATTTTCAGCTGAAGTATTAAATTTATGAGGCGTCATTGCTATAATACGTTCTGGTATAACTCCAACCGCTGCCATAGATTTAACTGCATCAATAATAGATTTACCAGTATCAACATTATCATCAACTAATATAATACTTTTTCCGTTTAATTTATCTGCATAATCTTCATGTAATATTTGAAATCTATAATATCCTTTACCACGATCCCCACCAGATCTAGCATACGCATTATGAATTTTAAATGGGTTTGATAATACCGCATCGTATAATGTTTCCAATGATTTATTATATTCATTCGATAATGATTTAAGTTGAGCTTCTAAATCCTCAGCTGCTTTTAATTTAGCTGCATTATCCGGATCATCTTCCCAATTAATTAATGCATATTCATATGCTTGTTGTAAACTATCATAATGTTTAGCAAATCTTTGAATATTAACGATATGAACTTGTTTTTGATATTGGATAGTTTCTTTACCTGATGGTCTAGTTATAGCAATATCCGCTTTAGGTAGTGAATCTCGTTTTTTACGTAAAACGTCAATATCTTTAATAATCTTTGTATATTGTGGTGTATGTCTATGTTGTTTAATAGCTAAATCGCTATCTAACTTATGAGTTCTATTATAAGTCGCTAATTCATTTAACTTCGCATTAATTTGATCTTTTAAATCAATATATTCATCAGTTATTGCATGACGCAACGCGATTAACAATTCTTTTAATTTATCGGTTGGTGTCGCCGCATTAACAACTTCTTCACCATCATCCGCAACATTTCTCGCCGCATCACCTAAAATTCTCATTAAATCTTTAATTTGACGCAATAATTTAGTAATATTTGGCGAATAAGTATGATTATCCATCTCATCAACCATTTTAATATGGAAATTAGATGGTAATCTAAGTAAATCCCCATGTTTGATAGTTGTTGTCCATTTGGATAATCGGGGCCATGAATTTTTTAATAATGCACCTGATTCAATTTGAGCTCCACCTAACCTTTCACTAAGCGTATGGGCGAACGAACTAACTAATTTAGAACTAGATGATAATGGGACAATAATGATATTATTTCTTTTTTTATCTGCTTGTTTGCCCGTTTCCATAAATGGTTGGATAAAATCGGTATACGCCTTACTAAAATCTGCTCTATCGAATCCTTTTAAAACTGGTGGTTCTTTCATAGCATTAATTAATCTAGTCACGCTATGATCAACGATAGATTGAATATCTTTCTTATCCATTAAATGTCTCGGATCGCGTTCTTTTACTGCAGACATAAACCCGTGAGTTTTTAACATTTCTTCTCTAGTTAATGGATTTTTAAATAATTGATAAGCATGAAATACTTTAATTATTTGTTGCGGTGATTTCATTTTATAATTAATTTTTTTAGCTTCGTCGAATTTACCATCAGCTTCTAATGATTGACGTTGCTTTCTTAAATTATCCTCTAAATTCTTAAAGAAATCGCGTTCTTCTTTTGTATAATTAACTTCTAGTTTTTCACATCCCATAGTTGATAAATCGGAATTACTACCAGCTACAAACTTACCATTATCTTCCATATCATGCATAATCGGTTCATGCTTATAAACACCATCACCTTCAGGCGTTTCGCCGATCTTACTCATTTTAGTTACAACTTCACTTAATAACATATTAAAATCTCGCTTATAAATTAGTGTTAACCACTGTGTTTTTTCTGATGTAATTTTTTAGTAGATATAACTACTAATTGATGAGCTCCGCTTGGACCGTGATCCCAAATCTTATGTTCTTTTTGTAATTCAATTAAATGATGAACTGTTTTTACCAAATGAATTTGTTCTTGTTTTTTATTAAAATGATAAACATAAAATGCACCATCATGTTCGGTATGAGTTTGTTTAACTAATTTCGCCCAATAATTCATACCCTTCGGTGTATGAAATTCATCAGTGGTAATAGTTCCGTATTTAGGTAATAACTGCTCGAATACTAATTTACTAGGCCAACCATGGAATTCTTTTTTATGTTGTGGGCTAACCCATAAAAAATTTTGGAAAACATATCTACCTAAAATTTTATCGGTTTTAACCACACATCTAGATAAAAAACAGACTTGTTCGTTTTTATTATCTAATCCAACATATTGGAAGTTAAAATCTTTACCTCGTTTCGCATCGATTCGAACTAATATAATATGATCATTGATCTGCTTAATTAATTGATGCGATTGCATAATCAAAGTATCGTATAATTTATGATTATGGTCGTGATCATTAACAAATTTTTTCGAATCAATGGGGTCAATCAATTGCGGGTTTTCAAATAATAATTCATTAAGTTTCATACCGACCTACACCCTACAAATTTAAATATTTATACCAACATCGGAATATCCTTAAAAATAAATTGAATTTTATATAAAACAATAGGTTAACCCAAAATAAACCAGACCATTACTATAATATAATATATAGGCTTGATGCTTGGCTTTCTCCCGAAATTTTATAAAATAATACCATAATACAATTAATGCTTGTTTTTACTACAAAATTGCTATATCATATATACAACTAATTATGAAATAACTTGGAATTATAAAAATATCGTATGACAGCACATATTAGTCAAAAATTTAAAAAGTTAGATGAGATATCTCACGTCTTATTAAGACCGGGTAGATATATTGGTAGTATCAATCCGCATACGGCTGTATCTTATACTATAGCCGATGATAAACATAAGATGATATCAGATGAACTTACTTGGTGCCCAGCATTATTAAAAATATTCGATGAGATTATTAGTAATAGTGTTGATTATTCAAAAACTGATTCAGGGACTCATTTAGATACGATTAAAGTTAATGTTGATAAAACAACCGGAGCTATATCGGTTTATGATAATGGCGGTATTGTCGTAGTTAAACATCCGGAGCATGATCAATATATTCCGGAGATGATTTTTGAATTGCGAGCTGGTAGTAATTTTAATGATGATGAGGATTCGACTTTAACTGGTCAAAATGGTGAAGGTGCTGCATTAACCTCTATTTTCTCGACCTCATTTATAGTCGATACGGCTGATGGTAAGAATAAATTTTTACAGACTCATACAAATAATAGTCGGGATAAGACTACTCCGATTATAAAGAAAAGTAAAGAGCATTATACTAAAATTACTTTTATTCCAGATTATCCTAAATTAAATTTAGAAAATTTATCCGACGGCGATTTTCGTAAAATAGAAAAACGGGTTTATGATGTTGCTGGATGTAATCCTCAATTAAAGATTTATTTTAATGATAAAAAAATAGATATTAAAAATTTCGAAGATTATATTAAGATGTACGTAGATGAATATATCTACGATCAAAATGATAATTGGAAAGTAGGTATTAGCAAATCAGATGGTGGATTTTCTCATGTTTCATTTGTAAATAGTACAGAAACTACTATCGGTGGGTTACATGTTAGTTATATAGCGGATCAAATTATAGTTAAGTTGCGTGAGTTTATTGAAAAGAAGCATAAGATTCAGATAAAACCGAGTGAGATTAAAAATCATTTAAATTTGTTTATTAATTGTAATATTATTAAACCTAGATATTCAAGTCAGACTAAAGAAGATATGATAACTGAAATTAAAAATTTCGGAACATCATTTGAAGTTTCTGATAAGTTTATTAAAAATATTATTAAGTCATCTATTGTTCAAAGTATATTAGATTGGGCCGAAGCGAAAGCAAATGCTAATTTATTAGCAGAAATGCGAAAATTAAATAAAAATACGGATAAAGTTGATCCTAGTAAGATTATTAAATTAAATGATGCATTAGAAAAGAAAGATAGATCTAAATGTATTTTATTTTTAACTGAGGGAGATTCTGCAGCCAAGGCTGTTAGTAGTGCTAGAGACCCACAATTGCACGGTATTTTTCCATTAAAAGGTAAGCCAGTTAATGTAAGTACCGTTAAACCTAGAAATTTAATGGATAATGAAGAATTTCAGAATATATTAACAATAACTGGATTAAAAATCGGAGAAAAGATAACTGATGTAAAGCAATTGCGTTACGGTAAAATATGTTTTTTAACCGATCAAGATTTAGATGGATTGCATATTAACGGTTTATTAATTAATATGATCCATACATTTTGGCCTGAGTTATTTGATTTAGGTGTTATCCATAGATTTAAAACGCCGTTAATTAAAGTAACTTGCGGTAAGGAGTTAATTGAATTTTATGAAGAACAAGATTTTATTAAATGGAAAAATAAAACTACTAAAAAATATACATCGAAATATTTTAAGGGGTTAGGTACTAGTACAGCAGCGGATTTTAAAACTTACTTAGCTAATTTCGATAAGAATTTAATTAAGTATGAGATTGACGATGTAACGGATGCGGACGCGATTAAATTAGCATTTAGTAAAGATAATGGTAAAACTGGCGAACGTAAAAATTGGTTAAACATTTTAGGCACTGACGAATAGGTAACATTATGAAAAAAATTATATTATTGTGTGGTTTATTAAGTGGTTGTGCGACATATTATCCACATCCGGGTTATACTGGTTATAATAATTATACTGAATATCATCATAATTATTATATACCAACCCCGATACATAGACATGAACATCATTATCAATATTACGGTAATCGTTGGAGATAAGATGAATCATTTTACATCGAAGCGGTATTCATTATTAATGAATCCGGTTTTATTTAGGACTAATAATATTAGATCGTATTCGGTTAATGATAATGGGACTATATCATTAACCTTTACATCTGGCGCAATTATGCGTTATAATGTTTTAGGGTGTTTAAATGACGTTGCTAGAGATATGTCATATTTTGAACAAGACGATTATAATAAATTGCTCGAATTTTTACAGCAAATAGAGGAAAAAAGAGCGGATGAAAGTTAAAGATTTTTTTGATAATGAATTCAAGCAATTTTCTATTGCTGATTGTATACGTTCTATTCCCTCAGTCGTTGATGGATTTAAACCATCGCAACGAAAATGTATCTTCGGAATGATTAAACGTGGTGAAAATGCGGGCGAAATTAAGGTAGCTCAGGTTTCTGGGTATATATCCCAAGTAAGTGATTACCATCACGGCGAAGCCAGTTTAAACGAGACTATAGTAGGTTTAGCGCAGAATTATACTGGTAGTAATAATATTAATTATTTTAAACCAAATGGCCAATTCGGAAGCCGGTTATCTAGTGAGTCATCGGCTCCTCGTTATATTTTTACTGAATTTACTGATAATTTTAGAAAAATATTTAAAAAAGAAGATGATATTATTTTAAATCATTTAGATTCTGATGGGCAATCAATCGAACCCGATTATTATTTACCTATATTACCAAATATATTAATAAATGGGGCGCGAGGTATGGGAACTGGTTATGCGACTCATATATTAAAATATAATCCAATAGAATTAAAAGAAAATATATTAGCTTTGTTATCGGGCAAAGAACCGCAGCAATTAATGCCTTGGTATAATGGTTTTAAAGGAACCATTAGTATGAATGGTGATCAAGTTTTAAATATAGGCGTTTATGAAATAGTAAATTCAACGACCATTAGAGTTACTGAATTACCTATCGGCATTTATCAAGATGATTATAAAGCCCACTGTATTAAATTACAGGAACAAGGTCTTATTAAAGACGTAGATGATAGGTCAACTGAATCATCATTCGATTATATTTTTAATGTTCCTAGAACAACGACTCAATTACCGCATGACGCAATATTAACTAAATTTAAATTAATAGGTAAGGATACCCAAAATTTAACTGCGTGGACGGAAGATGGCTTTATTAAAGTTTTTAAACAAGTTCAGGATATTATTGATTATTTTGTCGCATTTAGATTAGAGAAATACGAAGAACGTAGAATTAAATTATTAGAAATACTAAACGAAGAATTAGTTTGGTTATCGGAAAAGCGTAGATTTATTAATTGGTATATTGAAAATAGTAAGTTATTTTCAAGTAAAAGTAAAAAAGAATTAGAACAATTATTAACTGAAAATAATTTTAATCATATTAATGATTTGTTAGATATACGCTTGTATCATTTAACGAAAGATGATATATTTAAGCTAGATAAAAATATAGAAAGAATTGAAAAAGATATACAAGCATTAGAAAAAACTAATTGTATTAAAATGTATAAAAAAGAACTAGCCGAGCTAGAAATATAAAATGATTAGTTAAGTTAAATATATGTGTTAGTTGAGGTTTTTTTTATTATTAATGTTATTTAAGGATAGATAATGAGTATAGATAATAAACTTTGTTTAACCGCCACCAAAACCGGACTTCCCGGAATTATAACGATTTATACTAAAGATTGTAATGGATTACCGATTAAATATATACCAGATAAAAACGAACCCGATGTTTATATTACTATGTCACCTAGAGATTATCGGTATGCTTGCAATTCATATCCTATTGATTGGGAATTATTAGATAAATTTACGATGTGGGTAATAACCCAAACTAAAAATATATTATCTTATCATTATTTTGGGGCTGACATGACAAAATCAGAACTTGATGATTTACTTAGTTTGATCCATCCATTAACTGACGATGAAATATCGACATTAAATAAACGCAGAATATAAAAAAGGGGCTTTTTAAGCCCCTTTTGTTTTTATTTTTTAGATTTTTTTTTGGCTTTTTCTTTATTTAAATCTTCCTGCCATTTAGGAACCCATTTTTCTTTTTTGGCTTTTTTGATCGCTTTATCAACTGAACCTTTATATTCATCAGTTCCTGATTCAATTTTACCATCGCCGTCATAGTCTTTGCTTGCTTTTTTAGCTTTCGATTTAGCTTTAGATTTTGATTTCCCCATACAAGCTTCATTCATAATACGTTCTGCAACTAATTTAAGTTTTTCTTCGTATGATAAATCAGATGATTCATTAATAATTACAGTTGATGTAATTGAATCATCGAGTGTTGATAAGAAAGAAAATTCGCCGAATGATTCACGAACACCTTCTTCGCCGTCAACATGATAATGCTTTTTAATTAATATATTTAAAAGATCTTTATAACCTTCAAATTGACTTAAGTATGTAATATCGCCGGGGACTTTAATAATATTTTCATTCTTTTCGTTTTGGAATTCGTTTTTAGCAACAATGATACAAAATTTACGAACTGATGTACTAGTTGGATTCGAACTGGCACTTTTACCGGCCCAAATAACGATAACGTCATTCTCACCACCTGAATTATAACTATCAAACAAATTATCACTACTATCGACCGCAGTACACCATTTTACTTTACCTTCAGAATCAAAAGGACGTAAGAATGTTTGGCCGAATTGAATCGATTGTTGTTTACTACCTAATTTAACGGCATAAAAGCCTTCGTGATGTGGATCATTAATAATAACTTGACCGTAAGCGCCAAACCCACCTTTATTAACTATACGAGTTAATGATGATTTTGCGGTTGAAGTTTTAGCAAATTGATCTAATATGTGAGTAAACTCATGAAAATCATTATATGCTGGGTTATTAATATCATTTTGCGGTAAATTAGCTGAATGAGTTTCAAAATAAGCTAATTCCTCTTTAACTGCTTTAAATTGATTTAATGAGAAGCTATTAGGCTGAGCATACCATTGGCAAATACGTTTTAAGTATTTTGCTTTAGTTGCCGGAGTAACCATATGCAAACCAATCCATTTAATAACTTCTAATGAAGTTTGTAAATTTTCTGCACCTAATCCTTCGGGTAAACGTTTAGCTTCAGATTGGTATTTTTGCCAAACTGGTAAGCTGATACTTTTATCATTATTAATATCATCTTCTTTTGCTTCGAGTAACAATTGACTTTCGGATAGTAATCCAGCCAATTGTAAAATGCGATCTAATTCCATTGCGTGATACCTATTAAAATATATGAATTATGATATTTATCAGTAGATTCGTTGATAAATATTTGGATATTCTAATATTTAACGGATGACGTACAAAATGAAAACACAATTTTTAGTTGAGACTTTGACCTACGATCAGGGTAATTTGATCCAAGAATCAGTCGTAGATACCGAAGGTAAAAATTTATACTTATCTGGTTGCTTTATGCAAGCAGAAACAAAAAACAGAAACGGTAGAATTTATCCAATTACTGAAATGCAAAATGCCGTTGCTAGATTAACTGAACAAATTAAACAAACCGGCGGTGTTTGGGGTGAATTAGATCACCCACCATCATTACAAGTAGCTAGCGATCGAGTAAGCCATGTAATACAAGAATTACGAGTTGAAGGTAATAATGTTTATGGTAAAGCTAAAATTCTAAATACTCCAATGGGCCAAATCGCTAAAGTTTTAATTACTGAAAGTGGTGTTAAACCTGGCGTAAGTAGCCGTGGTGCAGGAGAAGTAAACGAGCAAGGTATAGTAAGTGGATTTAATTTAATTACGGTTGATATAGTTGGAACACCAAGCTGCGCAAGCGCATATCCAACATCAATTTATGAATCATTAGATGAATCAGTTAAAGGTCGTCGTATTTTAACACTAGCTGAATCAGTACAAGAAGATCAATCAGCTCAAAAATATTTAGTGACTGAAATTAAAAAATGGTTGGATAGTAGTTTATTTGTAAAAAAATAAGCAGAAAAATGGGGGCTAAAAGCCCCCATTATTGTTACTGAGAATAAGCGATTAAGATATCTTTACAAATACCAGAACGAACAACATCGTCGATTGTAAAATTAACCCATCCGACGTTATTAACTGATTTTAATCTAGTTAATGCGTCAGCTAAGCCCGATTCACCTTTTATATCAGATTGAACAACATCACCATCAATAATTACTTTGCAATTTTCCCCAATGCGAGTCAAAAACATTTTCATTTGAGCTGGAGTTGTATTTTGTGCTTCATCTAATATAACAATAGCATCTTCAAATGTAGAACCACGAAGATAAGCCAATGGTTTAGCTTCGATGATTTTGCGCTTAATAAGATATTCGGTAAATGATTGGCCTAATCGTTTATTTAATATCGATATAATCGGATCAAAATACGGTGCAATTTTTTCCTCTAATTCGCCAGGAAGATGCCCTAATTTTTCACCCGCTTCTACTATAGGTCGAGTAATAATAATTTTCGAAATACGTTTTGCTTTTAACTGCTCGGCCGCATAAGATAATGCGACATAAGATTTACCAGTACCAGCAACACCAACCCCAAAGGTTAAAATGTTGTGTTTAATTGAATTCAAATACCGATGTTGAGTATTTGTTAATGTTACAATTTCCTTTGGTTCTAATTCCAACAATTCATTTGGTTGTTGATCTCGTTTAACGCGTTTCGTAGTTTTCGACATTATTTTGATCCCTCAGTTAGTACCGCAACAATATCGAATTATTTATTCCCGTAAAAAGAAAAAGCCGATTAAAAATCGGCTTTTTATCTAACTAAATATTTAAATATTTAGTTATTATCTCATGCATTCTTCGTCTTCGTCTTCGATTGAATCGTCGTCTTCGTTGTCTGCATCAAAATCATCTTCATCTGAATATTCACGATCTTCATAATTCTCATCGTCATCTTCATCTTCTTCTTTATCTTCATCTTCATCTGAATATTCAGCATCTTCATCATCTTCTTCTGATGATTCGCCTTCTTCATCTGAATATTTGTCTTCGTCTTCGTCTTCATCTTCTTCGATGATTTGTTTGAATTTACCAGTCAAATAATCATGGAATGCACTTTCAGCTAATGCATCATCTTTTTTTAATACTGCATCAAGCATTTCAGCTAATTTTTCAGTCATTTGGTTAACTCCTAATTGGTATTATAGTAGGGTAAAAAATATAATTATATATTTATCTTACCCATTATGGAATAGATATATTTAGCCAAATAAATATGTAATAAGTTAATTTTGATTAGGTGATATTTAATGGCAGCTCAAGACGCAACCTCCCTATTTACGCAATTTTTATATGAAGCCGCTAGACAACAAAGTTCAGTAGCATCAATTACTGCAGATGCAGTGGCAGAAGTTGCCGAGTTTAATACTCGCATGAGAGGAGCTAGTAAAAGCGCCAAAGAAACATTTTCTGCATTAGATAATCTTAAAGCTCAGATAAAAGAAGTTAATAAACAGCAACAAATTGCGGCGAGAAGTACAGATACATTATCAAAATCATTAGATAAAAATTCATCTAAATTTACACAATATTCACTTAATGCTATTAGATCATTAAGAGCTGCATCAGAAGAATTTCAAAAAGCAGCTGCATCATCAAGTGCTTATTTTAAAAAATCATTAAACCCATTAGAAAATATTATAACATTAAAAAAGTTTACTGATGCTCAAGCAACATTAGTTAAATCTTTAAATGCTAGTGCCGGTTTAATAACTAACGAAAATTATAATATAGTTAAACGTTTTGTCGATATGGGTAAATCAGCGAATATTATGTCGACTGCATTTAAAGATATCGAAACACAATTTAATAATACGACTAAAGCCACAATGGAAGCAAATGCATCCATACTTGGTAGTATATCAGCAGCAGATTTTGCAACTAGACAAGCGGCATCAATTTTATTAAGAGATGCAAAAGAAAATCAAACCAAATATAATAAAGTTTTCGATGATGCAACTAATGCATTAGAAAAAATGGCAAAAGATTTACATAATGTTGATTTAACTCAATCATTATCTAGTCAATATAAAAATATAACTGATTTTTATAATAGTTACAAACGATCATTACGCCAATTAAATGATGCTGGGATGGATTCTAATGATGCGATAGCTAAATTAAACAGCGATCAGCGATTTGTTATTTTTGATCAATCGATTGCTAACTTAATAGACGCATTAAAAGATAATGCCGGCGTTTTAAATAACGTAACAAAAGAAGCCGCTGAAAAATACTTAGCTGCAGGCCAAACAGCCGGAACAATCAATGATGTTTCAGCTAATCCGATGACTAACTTTTTAAATACCGGTAATAGAGTAGATCAAACGGTTATACAAGAATTAGAGCGGCAAATTACTCAATCAATGGTTGAAATGCGTAATACTTTAGCTAATCTATTAGGAACTACTCAATTAGAAATAAGTAAACGATTAATAGATCAAGCCGAATTATCAAATAAATCATTAACTAAAATATTAGATGAATTAACTGATACTGCTAAAGGGGTATTTTATAACTGGGATAAGATGAATTCTGAATTTTCATCTGAATTTACTAAACACATGCAAAGTCTTGGTTTATCATTTAATGGTTTAGATGAGGGTATTGTAAAATTAAGACGATACGGTGATTTGCACGAAGCTACTATGAAAGAATTAATCCTTAGTGGCGGATATATTAACGAAGCAAATGCGGTTAAATTAGAAAATTATGTAGCGTTTGCTGCTAGTATGAAATTAATTACGCCGGAAATCGAAGAATTATGTGAAAAATTGCATCAATTTAATAGTGATGGTTCGGCAGGCCCCATTAGTAATGGAGTATTAGAGCGATTAGAAGAAGTTAGTAATCAAATACAACATGGTTTAATTAAAACATCGGATGCATTTGCGAAGCATAATAAAACATTTAGTTCTATTTTATCTAGAAATTTAAGAGAACAAGGTGGTATATTTAGTAATTTTATTGCGGATATGGCAGATGTTCGCCGAACTGGTACCACTTCTGACGGTAGAGATCGAGGTGATGTAATAGCCGGATTTAAAGGCCAAATAGCCGCGAATTTAATACCAGCGATTAAAAAATTCTTTGAAGAAAATATATCATATATTCAAGGTAGAGCCGTCGGTCAAAGTCGATTTGTTGGTGGAGTTGATCGCGGTTTTATGAGTGATATGCAAATTGGTGAACCCGATTACTTTAAACTAATGCAAGAAAACAGATCAACTGCATTAGCAGCTGGTGGAAATGAAGCATTTAAAGCTAAATTAGCTAGCCAACGAGACGTTTGGGAACAAATATTAGGACCACTACCGAAAGATATATTAGAAGCATCATTGCAGATGGAGCAGATTAATCAAGCCATCGGCGGTGCAATGAATGAGCAAGATATAAGAAATTATCAAAGAAGTATTCAAGCGAATAATTATATGTTTGGTGCTGATCCAAAAGCCCAACAAGCCGCTACATCAGCTATTGTTAAAACGACTAATGCACAACGGATGTTAGCTGGATTAGATGATAAATTAGCTAAAAAGAAAGTTGAAGAAATAGCATCACATTTCGCATACGCAAAAAGTTTAAAAATGTCTGATGAAGCTGCTCAGCAATTCGCTGAAGCGATGGCTATCGGTTCTAAAATAATGACGCCCCAACAAAGCGCAGAAGCTACCGGCGGCATGATGAATTTAATCGGTATATTACAACATGCCGGCGAATTACAAGACATAACATCAGCTGATAAACGCCGCGCGGCAGAAATTGCAGGAAAAGGTCCAGAATTAGCAACCGAAGACGAAATGAATTTTATGCGCGAGTTAATTCGAAAAATTGAATTAGCTAAAGCAGAGTATACTCAATCAAAACGAGATTCATCAGGATATGTGTCTGGAGTCGATGCTAAACAAATTGGTAATTTAAATAGATTAATGGATGAATTTAAATCTAAATTACCAGAAGCATTTCAAATAGCAGGTGAAGCAATCGGTGGTACATTATCGACTGCAAAAAAATCACCAATTGCTTCGCCGGGTATGAATATACCGGAAGAACAAAAAAAATTAATACCATTATTAACTGATATGAGTTTGCAGAATCAACAAACTTTTATAGAGCGTATTGCTAGTGCGAATGCAACATTAAAAGCATGGACTGATACATTAGGTGGTAGTACGGTTTCTAGTGCAGCGAATACTGCATTAAATATTGGTGGGACTGCATTATTAACTAGAATGATGATGGGCGCAGGTGGGGCTGCTGTTGCTGAAGGTGTAGTTGGTGCGTTAGCTGTTGGTGGTGTGGTTGCAGCGATTGCCGCTATTTTAGTCGGTGGTGGATATTTAGCATCCGAATACTTATCTGAGGGTAAAGGTTCTAAGAGTATGTCATTACCCGGGGGTGATGCAGAATCACCAACCAAAACACAACGACATGCGACTGGCGGTTCTGGATATAAACCATATAATAGTGGTACCACTGAAACAATACCAACTGAAACTGGACGGCAAAATGCGGTTATACCTAGTGAGGTAATAGCAAATGCTGGAGATGATCAAATAGCTAAAATGATTGAATTATTGGGTGATATTAAACAAAATGATGCGAATATGGCTATTAAAAAATTCAATAACTCATTTGATGAAGTGGCGAAGATTATAAAAACTTGGTGGGACGAGAAACAAGCTGAACTCACCCCACCTATTAAACCAACTGATAATAGACAACCACCGGCAGCTAAAACAAATTAACGGGGTGGTTGTCCCTGCGGTTGTTGTTGTGGTTGACCTTGCTGTTGTTGTGGATTACCTTGTGGTCTTCCGCCAGCTGATTGTTGTTGCTTATTAATATTTAAAAGTTGATTTTGTAATCTTTTAACTTGATCATCATAAACTTTCATAGCACGATTTTTACGAACATTTAAATCTGCGATTTGAGTTTGAATACGTAATTCATCATCATTAATATCTTCATTAATATCTTTTAAATCAGAATGCATAAAATCTAAAATTGACATGGCTCCCTCGTAAGTAGCATTATTGTTTATTTCACTTCTGTATTTTGCTAATTTAGCAACACGTTCTTGTTCTTTTTTATCATCGTTTTGTTTTTTAAAATGTTCTTCTGCCCGCAACATATCTTCTTCATTCTTAACTTTAATATTAGACATTTGAATAGATAATTTCGCTTGCTCAGCTTCCGCTTCTTTAGCTTTCGCATTAGACTCCGCCGTTTTAGCATCAGCGTCTGCTTTTAACATATCAATAACTTTTAATAATAAACTTGAGCTATCTTCTGGTTGACCAATTTCTTGAGGAGTATTATCATCTGGTTTAATATCACCTTCTGTTCCAGGTTCACCCTCGGGAGGCATTTCACCTTCGTCACCTTCTGGTGCACCTTCTGGGTTATCTAATTTATTATCAACTTCTTCATCTTCTGGTAATTTAGGCCATTCGACGAATAAGATATTAAATGAATTGCGTAAATTAAATAAAATTTCAGCAACATCTAAAGTTTGATCATCATCTAAATACTCACCTAATGCTCTTTTAAAAGCTTCGTCTTGTTCTTTATCGATATAAACTTTAGTAATATTACCTTCGGCGTCTTCGATACCATAAGCAATAGAGTTATCTTTTAATTTATTTTCTTTTTCCGCGCCATTTAATTTTGATAATACATCTTCAGCACTGAACTCATCAGATTTAACAACTGATTCAAAAAATGTTTTTAATCTTCTTTTTTTGCCCTTTTTGGCGGCACTACCATCTCGAGTTATCATACCGAATAGCGAACCTCGGGTTCCAGCAACATTACCAGCTGATACACAACCCGCCTCCCCATCTTCTCTTAAAAATTCTGAAAAAATCATCCTATCACCTTAATGTTTTTTGGAATACCCGCAAAAATGCATATAAATATACTATTTATTGGCCTATTACAATACCTATGACAAATTTAATATTAGAACAAGACCAACCAAAAACTGAACAAGAACAATATATTAAAGATGGCTCTACCTTATTATATACTTACATCCCAACATTAGAAGATTTTGATAATAATATTCCAGTTTTTTCTATATATGAACATGATAATATCACTTATTGTGTTACTCATGATTATATTGATGGTAAATATCAATCTAGTAATTCGTTTGTATTAGAATCAACTATCGGATCATATGTTAATGTTGAACTTATCGGTATTAATAACGGTAAATTAATTAATGGGAAAGTTGATACCGGGGCGGCATGCTGCAGTTTAGATGCAAAAAATATTCAAATCGATGATGAGTTTGTTACCTTTGCTTTTAATAATAGATCATATAAATTAAAAATGGTAAGTAAACAACAAATTCAAACAGCTGATGGTGGAGTTGAAGAAAGACCAGTTGTTCAATTAACGTGTAAAATTAACAATGATACAGTTGATATCCAAGTTAATTTAAATGATCGGTCTAATTTAGAACCATTTTTAATTGGAATGAACTTAATTGATAAATTAAATTGCAAAATCGATCCTAATCTTAAGGAGTTTATCGACCAATGCAAAAATCACCTATTATAACGATAGATGGATTTATATCGCCATTAAAATGCAGTAGTGAAACCGTTTTAGATTTCGTCACATCAAAAGCTCAACAATTAATTCCAATAATTAATGATTATTATAATGTTACTATTGATAATATAATACCACCTATTATATTATCACCCAGTAATAAAATAATATGCGATAATAGTTATTATCAATATAAATGGATTCGCAAAAATAATTATGATTTTACTTGTTATATTACATTAAATGATTATAATAATATACCACCATTTGATTTAGAAACCGAAGTTTATGGTGGTGAATTAATATTTAAGAATTATAAAACAATAATTAAACCAGGAATTGGTAATTTATTAATATTTCCGAGCTCGCCTAATTTCGCACATCAACATACCCCTATTAAATTAGGTAAACTTAATTTTATAAAATTATATTTTGTATGTAAAACTCCATTTATATTCGATTATACAAAATATTCAACACAATTAACACTTTAGGATAACCCACATGTATTCAGGCGCATCTAACCCATATACCACGATTGTAGAAGGTTCTGTAGTTGATACCAATGATCCACAAAATAGAGGCCGTATAAAAGTATATTGCCAAGATTACGGCGATTTACCGAGTACTGATTATGAAAATTTACCTTGGTGTCGATATATTAGTCCATTTGGTGGTTTAGTTAACTCAGATGAAATGACTAGAGGTTCTGGAGATCATAAAACGAAAGGTGGTGTCGCTTATGGATTTTGGGCTACTCCTAAAGTAGGCGCCATAGTTGCGGTAATGTGTTTAGGTGGTGATCCAACCCGACGCGTTTATATTGGGTGTATGCCTCCAGTTAATGCAGAACATACTATGCCCCACGGTAGATTTATCGGCGAAGATGGTAATGATGGGCCCTATTCATCAGAAGAACAACCAATTCAACCATTATATGATAATCTTAAAAAGGCGTTTGGTGATGATAAAGGCAAACATGAGTTTAAATCTCGAGCTGCTGACGTTAGTGTAACTGGTTTAACTCAGGATCATATAGATAATCAAACAACTCCATCAAAACAAAAAGATTCAACTTCCGGTTATAAAAAATCTAGATTGCAACCTAATTTAAAAAATAGTGCGACCGATGCTAATTATGATAGTCAAATATATTCATTGACGACTCCAGGATTTCATGCATTATCATTTGACGATAGTCAAGATAATTGTCGCGTTAGATTAAGAACTAGTAGTGGTCATCAAGTTATATTCGATGATACTAATGAACGAATTTATATTAATACTGCGGAAGGTAATAGTTGGATAGAATTAGATCAAGACGGAACAATAGATATATTCGGAACGCAAACTATATCAATTAATTCGGATAAAGATATTAATTTGCATGCAGCTAATTCAATTAGATTAAACGCAAAAGATATTCATTTAAATGCAGAAAATAATTTAAATTTAACCGCAGCAAAAGATATTAATAAAAATGCAACCAATATAACATCATCAGCTTCGGATAATTATTCAGTCGGGTCAAAAACTTGCGGTATTAGCGCTCAAAAATCTATGGGTATTACCGGCGAATCAACTAGTGTATCCGGTGATCGAACTGCAAGTGTTTCTAGTTTGATGACTAGTGTTAGTGGTAAAGGCATGATGAGTATGTCTGGCGCTATGACTAGTGTATCTGGTATGGGTATGTTAAGTATGTCAGGTGGAACCGCTAGCGTATCTAGTAAAAGCGCATTAAACTTAGCCGGTAAAATGACTAATGTAACTGGCGCTTTAGTAACCGTCGCATCACCAGCTATATTAACGGGCGTTGAACCAAACCCGGTAGGTGGGGCATTAAGTGGTGTAGGTGCAGCAATTAGTGGTGCATTAGGTGAAGTCGGATCTGCCGTAGGAGAAGTAGCTGGAGAAATCGGTGGGGCATTAGGCGAGGCTATGGGTGCATTAGGCGATGCAATGGGTGCAGTTACTGATACTATCGGTGGAGTAATGGGTGAAGTTAGTGGAGCCTTAGGTGATGTAATGGGCGAACTAGGGACCGCTATTAATGATGTAACGGGCGAATTAAGTTCATTAGCCGGCGAAGTTGGTGGCGCATTATCAACTGAATTTACAGCCGCGATGGGTCAATTAAATAGCGTTATGAATTCAATGCCGAATATTATGGATACCGTAATGCATCAATTACCAGATATGAGTGGAATTATGAATAGCATATCTGATAATATTGGTGATGTTTTAGCTAATATGCCAGATTTAGGTAATGTTTTACCCGATATAGCTCATATGTTACCAGATATTCCGGATATTAGTAATATTATGGGTGGGTTACCTGATATTGGTGGTATATTAAATAAAATGCCAGATGTAGGTGGATTATTATCGAAATTACCAGACGTCGGTAATCTATTAAATAAACTACCTAATATTGATTTAGGTGGTATTATGAATAAGCTACCTAGCTTAGATTTAGGTGGCGTTATGAATAATATATCTAATTTGCATATGGATACTATATTAAATAAACTACCTAATATGGGAACTACTATTCATGCATTAGCTAGTGGTAATTTAGGTAATGTTTTAGGTAAAGTTTCTAATAATTTATTACCTGAGGTTTTAAATAGCTTACCTAATATTAACGGAACTTTAACTAATTTATCACATAATGTCGTCGGGGATTGTTTAAATCGACTACCAATTGATAATATTAGCCACGTATTATCGCAAATGCCAGATACTCATATTGGTAGTATGTTATCGACCTTACCAATTAAGCAAATTAATAACGTAATGCATCAATTACCATCCGGCGTTATTCCAAATGCGATGTCCGGGTTATCAACTCATATATTAGATACATTACCAGATTTTCCAAATGCTAAAGTATCCGATATTAAAAGTACAATTCCCAGAGTTGATATTAGTAGTATATCATCTCAATTATCTAAAATAACTAATGCTCCAATACATGATTTTATGTCTGGTGCGGATTTAGGTCATGTTTTAAATAATATTCCAGGTGTTCATGCAGCGAATGTATTATTAGATGCACCTAAACATATATGCGGAGATATATTAACTAATATACCAGGATTGCAATCCGGTCAATTACTCAAAGCTATACCAGATGCACATACCTTATTTGATGGTTTAGCCGATCATCATGTCGGTGATTTATTAGGAAAATTACCCGGCGGCGATTTAACACATATGTTAGATCAATTCCCAAATACAGAAAAATTCTTATCTGATATTAGTGGTGGTAGTTTAGGTAATATGTTTAATAATTTACCCGGTGGTGATATTAGTAAAGTATTAGACGGTATTCCTGATGTTAATGGTATTTTATCTAAATTAAATGGTGCGGATTTCGGTAATTTAATGTCAAAATTACCAATTAATGATATGAGTGGATTATTATCAAAATTACCATTAAATAATGTAACTGACATGCTTTCTAATGTTCCATTACCTGGTTTAGGCGATGCATTAAATAATATTCCCGGATTGGAAATGGGTAATATTATGTCGAATATGTCACCGGAAATGGCGAATACTGCATTATCATGTATGGCTCCAGAAAAAATTTCAGATATGGCAAATGCAAATACGATGGATGCTAAACCGACTCCAAAGACTGCTAAAATAGCCGCATTTCCAACTAGAATACCGAAGCATGAACCTTGGGCTAGATCTGATAATATGAGTGATACTGATAAAACTCAAAAATATAAATACGATGATCCACAAATAGGAAAAGATAATTCACCTCGCAGTAAATATTGGAGAAGATAAAGATGGCGTTATATAAAGGATTTTCGTCTATTGATTATAAATTAGGCTTTAAAACTACTGGTTCATTCGCCGCTAAACAATTAGATGGAACTAAAAAAATAGCTCCGATTATTGATACGTTTATGGCTAAAGAAAACGACGGTAATAATACCTTTGTTTTAACTGATATTAAATTAGTTGAACGTAATATATTAAATCATATTTTTACGAGAAAAGGCGAGCGAATAATGATGCCTAAATTTGGAACTAATATTCCGTATTTAGTTTTCGAGCCATTAGATCAAGAAACTATAGACCAATGCAGAAGCGAATTAGAAGCTGTTGTTGCTTACGACCCCAGAGTATCACTAAATTCTATTGATGTTAACGCGGATTACGATCATAATGCATTAACTGTAACATTGAGTTTATTTTATATAGAACTCAATGTTACAAAAAATATGAATTTTAATATTGAATTCGTAAGTTAATATTATATAAGAGTAACCATTTTCCATTCATTGCCGGTAGTCCACAATTGTAATCTAGGTGGTGTAATAGCAGTATTATACCACATCAATCCTGGGATTTTAATAGCTGGTTCTGTTGGACCGGCAAAGTTCTCTAATACATGAACTAAATTATTTTGAAACCCTTCGCCATACTCAACTCCATTTCCTTGTGGATATAAAGTAAATGGTGTACTAGTAGTGTTATTGGCAGCATCAACAGTAAACGAATTACCGGCCGCATCGATTTTAAGTGTATAAGCCATAAGTTTAATTACCGAGAAATGTAATAGTTGTATTTATTGAGGATAACAAACTCCCATAAATATCTCTTATTATAAACTTACCCTTATTTCAGAAAAGACATATATGGCAATTCAGTTATCTAAAGCGGAATCTTGGGATACAATATATCAGGCAAGTAAATTTATAAATTTTACCGGCTTTGATTATGCAACCGTAAAACAATCACTTATAGATTACTTTCGTCTAACACATCCTGAATTTAATAACTGGATTGAAACCGACGAATTTGTAATGATTTTAGAGGCATTTGCCTACGTCTGCGAATTAAGTGCTTATCGATTAGATATGGTAGCGAATGAAAATTTGTTATCAACTGCACAGCGTAAAGATTCGGTTCTTAAATTAGCTAAATTTATTTCATATAATCCGTCGAGAAATATTCCAGGTTCTGGTTTAGTAAAAATAACATCAATTTCTACATCAGAACGGGTTTATGATTTAAATGGTAATAATTTAGCAAATAGTAAAATTATATGGAATGATTCTAATAATGTTAATTGGCAATCACAATTCTTTGCCGTAATTAACGCTACATTATTACGTTCGTTTGGTGATGTTTTACCTAGCGATCGAGTCCAAGTATTTGATCAAATATTTGAACTATATTCAATTAATAATATGCCGTTTGAAAATAGTGTAATACAATATAAAACACAAGTTCAAAATAAATCAATTGATATGGAATTAACATCAGTTGAATTAACAACGGATGGTCCAATCGAACAAAGACCAAAAATCATAACGACAAATAATAATCAAAATTTTAATATATTATATGGTTCTGATGGATTAGGTAATTCATCTAATTATACCGGCTTTTTTATGTTAACTAAACAAGGTATATTAAAAAGAACTAGAACCGATTCATTTGACGGTATAACCCCACATCAATCATTTAATATAAATGTAAAAAATATTAATAATACTGATGTTTGGGTTAATCAAATTACTTCGACCGATTCAATCGCTTGGGAAGCAGTCGATACGATCAATGAACAAAATATTATTTTTAGTAATAATCCAAATAAAAACAAATACGAAATTAATACTTTAGATAATGACCAAATATCGATTTTATTTGGTGATGGTGATTTTGCTAATATACCTAATGGTATATTCGATATTTGGTATCGAACTTCAGATCCGGATCCAATTCCTATCCCAATGAATGCGATCAGTGAAGTCTCATCTAATTTTGCATATTTAGATGGTAAAGGTAATGTTCAAAATGCTATATTTACATTTTCATTAGTTCAACCAATACAAAATGCTGCACCAAGTGAAGATATAGAACATATTAAAATAAATGCACCATCGGTTTATTATACTCAAAATCGAATGGTTAATGCTCGCGATTATAATTCATTATTATTACAAGATAATACTATTTTAAAATTAGCGTCTATTAATAGAACCTATGCTGGCGAAAGTAAATATACCGGATTTAATGATCCGAGTGATACTTACCAAAATATTAATCATTTTGGGACTGATTTATCAATTTATACAGAATATGATATTGGTACTATAACTGTCTCGAATAAAATTTCAGCATTATCGGTTTTAATTAATCATATTCAACCATTATTATCGAATAATGATACATTATATTATAGAGCATTTAATAATATATCACCTAGACGTTATTTTACTGGTGGTTCGGCAACTAGCGAACAACACGATATAGTATTTAATTTCATGGGCGAAGTTTATTCATTATCTGATATGAATGCTCCGCCGGCAACATTACCATTCGGTATATATTATAATACTAAATATTATCCTCAGGCAATTACTGGCGATGATTGGTTATTTCATATTGACGTTATCGGCAATAATTGGGTTATTAAATATAAAATAGCTAGAATATTAGCAAATAGCCCATCGACTAAGTTCTGGAATTATGCCGCAAATCAAGATAATATAACCATATTAAAATCGAACGCCGCCGACTATAGAACATTAAATAATACTAAATTTTTAACTAATGAAGTTTCGTTATCGATTTTGAATATTAATACATTTAGAGAACCAACACAATATATTGGTCAAATGGATTATAATACATTGAATGTTTCAATAAGTGATAATAATAACGATGGTGTTCCTGATATAGCAGAAGTTTTGCAGTTAACTACTAATACAATAACTATTAATCCAGATACTGATAAATTTTTCGAAGATAAAGCTTATTATCAATTATTTGATCGAGTTTTTGATATGCCATTTGATTCATTTAATGTCGAAACTCCAACTATTGAATTACCGTATGATGTATTTACTATAGTAGATCCAGTAACTGGTAAAGCTGATGTTGAATTTATTGGGGATGTTTCAGGTTCATCTAATTCGAATCTAGGTGAAAATAATACTATAGTTTGGAAAGAACGAGATATTAATAAATTACAATATACTAATAAGATTACTATAATAGATAACGGTAGTAATAATACAATTACTGTTAAAATTAAAGACTATGTTTATTTTTATAGACCAGATATCGATACTCCATATTCTATAATAGATGATTCTAAAAAAATTAATTGGTTTGCGGAAGCTTTTGCATTACTCGATTCATCAAAAGCATTATATACACGCAAACAAGGACGCTCAGGATTAAATTTCTTATGGCAACATACACCAACTGATAATATGAAAATTAACCCATCATGTTCTAATATAATAGATTGTTTTATTATAACTAGAGGATATTATCAAAGTACCATGAATTGGATTAATGGTATCGGTAGTAAACCAGCCAAACCATTACCGCATGAATTAAGAGCATCTTATAATAAATTAATTACTAATAAGATGATATCTGATGAAATGATTATTAAATCCGGTGAGTTGAAAGTAATATTCGGTAAATATGCGGCACAGGAATTACAGGCTAAATTTTTAGTTGTGAAATCACCATTCGCTACATTTACGGATAATCAAATTAAATCCAGTATTGTAACATTAATATATGAATTTTTTAATATTAGAGATTGGGATTTTGGTAATACTTTCAATTTTACTGAATTATCGACCTACGTTCATAATTCATTAAATGGTAATATAAGTTCATTTGTTATAAAACCAAAAAGCGAATTTAATCATTTTGGTAATTTATTTCAGATATTTACTATGGAGCATGAGATTTTAGTACCGTCAATCGACATGGAAGATATAGAGATGGTTCAATATTTAACATCAACAAATATATTATAGGCGAATTAAATGACTGATTATACATTAACTAAATCAGATACCTCATCTACCTATTCTGTTTTAGAAACATCATTAAACAATGACACTCTATTAGAGTTTATTGGCCATAATTATTTTAAATATGGTGATGTTTTGCAGCAAAATGAATTACATTTAGGTACTAATTTTTATTCATTATGTGCTGGAAAATCTCAAACTGAAATTAATGCATTAAAAGCTAAAATGATTCCAGGTCAGATTTTATACGACGGAGTTTACTTATGGCTTAAAAAAAATTCAAGTATAGTTAAATTAGATTTGCACTCATTAAATACATTACCTACTGGTAATATTTCTATATCAGGCCCACATAATGCAGATAGTGAAGATACAGTAAATCTTACAGCATTAATTGACGCAGATGGTTTACCAAGCACATTTACATATCAATGGAAACTTGATGGCGTTGCTGTTAGTGGAGCGACGTCTGATAAATTTACTCCGGTTTTTGCGGATGGTGGGAAAAAATTATCTATTACTGTTACATATACTGATTTAGGCGGTTCTACCGAAACAGTTACTAGTCCCGAAGTAACCATAACCGCAGTTAATACTTTACCGACTGGATCAATTATTATTCAGGGTAGTAAAGTTGGCGTAGCGTTAACTAAATCTATTATTAATTTAGTTGATGCTGATGGGTTACCGGCGCCAGCTACCTATACATACGAATGGAAATTAGACGGTACTGTCGTTTCGACGACTGATAGTTATACACCAGTTTTCGGTGATTTAGGTAAATCATTAGTTGTTAAATTATCATATACTGATTTACATGGAACCGCTGAATCATTAACTAGTACTCCGACGGTTATAACGAATGATCCATTCTCCGCGACTATGTCTGCAGCCGCTACACAGACATTCGCAAATATTAATTTAACCTTTAAACCATTTGATGTTAGTGGTGGATCTGGGGTTTACAATTACACTATAACACCGACTAGTAATATTCAAGCAGGAACGTTTTCTATCGATCCTGACGGAACATTGCATTATACGTCACAAGGATCGTTACCAGGTGCGAACCCAAATATGAATCCGCCAACTACAGCATCTGAATTGACCATAACTGTTACTGATGCTAATAATTCCGCTAGTACCTATTCAATCAAATACACATTCGAAGAATTTTTAGTCTTAAATGCAGGCGATCCACCACTTCAACCATCAGCATGGGGTGATGCTCAATTTAAATTCGTCATTGCTACCTTATCAACGACCGCTGCTCCAATTTCAATTGCATATAACATGTATAGTGCACCGGATCCATTAATATTGTTAGTTGATGGTGTTATGGTCGATCATACTGGAACTGGTAGTAATATACCTAACTATGTTAGTGGTGTTACCGCTATACCCAATAGTTTTTTTGTTTCTGGAACATCTGGCGCTAATCCAATTCAAGCTCCAGTGAGCACACCGTTACTCGTAGATTCGGAATTAATTGTTGATGTCGGGGCGAGTGATCAATCCAAATGGGATATTTTTGTTTCCTATGATAATGGAAAATTATATATGAAACCAAAAAAAGCCACAACTCCGGTTTAATTTTAAGAGTAATTTTATATGACAGATTATAGTGTAAAAAAATCCGACGATTCATTAACGTACAATGTTTATGTTGAAGATTTAAATAACGAAACTAATTTAAATTTAATTGGTTTTAATTATTTTAAATACGGTGATGTTTTACAACAAAATGTATTAAATCTATCGACTAATTTTTATACATTATGTGTTAATAAATCGACGAATGAAATTACTGAAATTAAAACTAAAATGATCCCCGGTCAGGTTTTATATGATGGTTTTAAATTATGGCTAAAGAAAAATTCAAGTATAGTCGAATTAGATTTAAAATCAATTAATATCGCCCCAACTGGAGTTTTAACATTAACTGGAGATACTCATGTCGGTAATACATTAACCTTAAATAAATCCGCATTAGTTGATTTAGATGGTTTATTACAAGCAGTTTATACTTACGCATGGTATCGCGGATCGACCTTAATTACTGGTGAAACTCAGGACCATTATGCAACAGTGGCTGGCGATGTTGGGCAATCAATAACCTGTAAAGTAAGTTATACGGACGATAAAGGGACTGCCGAATCAGTAACTAGTTCTGCAATTACCGTAGAAGCTGCAGTTGTTGGACCACCGGTAATACCAGGCGGTATCCCAGCATCGAATGCGGCGTGGGGTGGTGCTGGGTACGGCGGAACTGCAAATTATACCGGCGGATATAGTGCAGCCGGCGGTCATAATGGTAATGGCGGGGGCGGATCCGCAAGTCCAGTAGGGGGTAATGGGGGTAATTGGTTATCCGCTACTGGAAGTGATGGGACGTATGGAACTGGGGGTAGTGGGGGTGGATATAGCTGGGCAGGCGTTGCCGGTACTGGTTTATTACCTGGATATGATGCGGTTGCTATTAATGCAACTGGTATTGGTAATGGTGGGGGTGGTATAGAAACTGATAATATGAATCAAACGTTAACTCAAGTTCGGGGCGGTAATGGAACTGGTGGATTGATAAGAATTACCATAAACGCTGGATCATATTCATTTACACCTGCAGATTTAACCACATTTTCTGGAACTAGAATAATTACTGGCGATAAAGCAATTGAATGGGATAATAGTTCTGGTCTAAAAACTGCCGTAGATCCGTATGATCATGCATTAATTGGTCAATTTACGGTTCCGGCCGGAGTAACTAAAATAGATATTGGTGTTATCGGCGGCGGCGGTGGCGGCGCTATTGGACCTTGTGTTAATGCTGGCGGTGGAGGTGGTGGTGCTACATTATATACTGGTTACGCGGTAATTCCAGGAACGGTTTATACTATTAAAGTCGGGGCTGGAGGTCAAGGTGGTTTGCAGGGGGCCCCAAGGGGCCCGAGTGCGGGGGGCGCCCCACCGTATGGCGTAACTGAAGTTCCATGGCGAGGCGGTAAAAGTGCATTCTGTTCATCAACCGGAACTGAGCTTATATTTGCTACTGGCGGTAATACTAGACCAGATAACTGCGCCGCACTTACTAATGCTGATAGTGCTACTGCCGGTGTCGCCGACGTTCCTGGGCCTAACGTAGTAGCTCCAACTCCACCCACACCACCAGCGACAAATATTCCAACATTTGATTGGACTTTTAATAATGTAGTAGCTGGAACACCCCATTTTGATAATTCAACGTTAACTATAAATTCGACCGATGTTATTACATCTGATATTACTTGGTATTGGTACGAAGGGGGACTTAGTACTGGAGTAACAGAAACTACATTACTATCTAGTCTAGCCGATCCGCATACTGCTTCCAAATCATATGCACATCCAGATAGATTACCAAATACGTCATATTCATGCTATGTAACATTTACTACGGCTACTAGAGCAAGTCAAGGGTATGATATTCATCGCACATCACCACAGTAATTTATGTTCGAATTCGGGTAACTGTAGTTCAATTTTCTCAAATTCAATAACTATAATCTAAAGTTAATTAACTGTAAACTTTTTATCGCAAAATTTACAATGGATATGATCATCATACTCGATGATCATATCTTTTGGATGAATACATTCTTGCACCATAATAGTTCTTAATTGATTAATTTCATCAATTAATGGCATCTTTTGTTCTTCTAAATCCATAATTTGATCAGCTAATGCATTAACTTGCTCAATTAATTTTTGCATATTATCAAATTTGCGATTCCATGCATTTTTATCACTTTGATTAGCAACATTTGAAACTTGCTTTACATTCGATACCATAATCTTTCCTTTATTTTCCAAATTGACTTAATGCAATAATACATGCGGCAAAACTAATCATCGGATTAGCCGTTTCACTTAAATAATCCGCTATAATTAAAATACCATTTTCATATGAATCCATATCATTAAACTTCTTAGATCTATGTAAATTATCATATAATGATGTATATAACCCATCATAATCAACATCTCGCATATTAATAATATCTAATCTTAATTGTCTCCAATCATCATTTTCGATATATTTGATAATATCAAACGAATCTTTTTTCGGACTAGTTAATTTACCATCAATACTAAATCTTTCTAAATTTTTAATTAATTTACGAATATCTGGGTAAGCGGCATCAACGTGTTCATCCAAAATATCTAAATCAAATTTAACTTTTTCTTTAAGTAATATATTAGCAGCGAACATACTAATATCATTTACGTCAATTGGTTTAACTTTAAAGATATTACATCTAGATTTAATAGCTTCGGTAAACATATGATGATAATTACCAGTTAGGATAAACTTAGCAACCATCGTATATTCGACCATTAACCCCCTTAATACCTCTTTCGCATCTCTAGATAAGTAATCGGCTTCATCTAAAATAACAACCTTATATCCCCCAGAAAAGGAATTAGTTGAAACAAAAGATCTAACTCTAGTTCTAATATTATCGACACTATTTTCATGACTAGCATCAATAAACAAAACATTTTCATCATCTATATTAAAATGCTTAACTAATAATTTAGCTAATGATGTTTTACCAGTACCTGGAGAACCAGTTAATAAAAGATCAGGAACTGCAGATAATCTAAGGAAATACTCTTGCATTTCCTGATCACTAAATATATACTCATCTAATGTATTAGGAGTATGTTTTAATTCCCAAGGCATTTTAATCATTTCTTTTTCTCAATTAAATATTGTTTTTGTCTAGGATGACCTCGCATAACATCAAACCAAAACTTACGTTCAGTTAATACAGGCATACAAGCAGCTAACGTAGTTACCCGGCACATCTCATCTATATAACCTAATTTTTCAGTTGCTACGTAATTGCGTTTTCTATGACCGTTTCTAGATCCAGCTTGCGGCATTATTCATTATCTCCATTTGAATTAATATCATCAACGAAAGAACTAAAAGTACTTTCCCCTATCATTTGTTTATAAATCGCAGTTACCAAACCCCAATTTTCTTCACCGCCTTTATTTTTAGCAGCTTTTTTAGCATTAGCCCAATGCTCTTCGGATTTTTCAACTGAGATATTATGTTTCTTAGCCATTTTTTTAACGTAAGCCGTAGGCATTAATCTTCCCTATTATATGTTATATAAAAACTCATAATTATCACCATTAACGTTATTACAACCCAAATCATATTTAAATACACCAAATTATTAAATTACAAATAATTATAACGGATTTTGGGGTAAAAATCAAGATAAATATCATATTTGTAATTAGAGGGTTTGTCATGGCTAATAAAGAAACGATACAATTAGTAGAACACTTTGAAGGATGTAAATTAGCAGCATACGAATGCGCAACCTCAAAATCATTGCCTAGAGATAAAAAATTCTGGACTATAGGTTGGGGTTCAACGTTTTATGCTGATAAAAAACCAGTTGGTGAACATGATCATATAACTCAAGAACAAGCCGACGAATTATTTGAAAATTTATTAAATGAATTCGAAGCTAAAGTTAAAGCTTTAGTTACTGTTCAATTAAATGAAAATCAATTAGGTGCATTAACTAGTTTTGCGTATAATTGCGGAGTTGGTAATTTAAAATCATCAACTTTATTAAAAAAAGTAAATGCTGGTGATTTTATAGGCGCATCTCAAGAATTTGCAAAATGGAATAAATCTAACGGTACCGTTTTAAAAGGATTGGTAGTCCGTCGAGCAAAAGAAGCTGAGTTATTTTTAAAATAAGGATTTAAATAATGGGTACGTATAATATAAGACATTTCGATAATACGATTACTACTCCAATAGCGACATTATCAACTCCCGGTATCGATACCGCGAAAGTTAGTATTGGATTAATCGGTCCCGACACCGACGTTTACGGCGAAATGATAAACTCTAATTTCCTACATATAATGGAACATTTTTGTAAATCATCCGCCCCGGCGAATGTAGTAAAAGGTCAATTATGGTTTGATAAAACTGCAGATCATATAAAGATTTGTACTGATCCGGCTGGGCCGACTTGGAAAGAATTAAGAGAATTGCCGTAATTAATATGGGGAGCTAAGCTCCCCATATTTTAAATATCTATATATTCATTAAAGAATTCAATTCCGTCTGAATTTCGATATGATAATATATTCCCTTGATCGTCATATGTTTTATGTATTTCGTAACCAGTAGCTAATTTTATATAGATACAATTACCATCTTTATCGTATTCTAATATATCATTAGTTGTATTGCGAATAGAAACATTACTGGGTTCATTTAGATCTTCGCTACTATACTCATACCAAATAACTTCACCTTCATTATCATCAATATAAATTAATCGATTTAATGCATCGAACTCTTGGAATAAGTAATTTCCTAACGAATCCGAATAACTAACTAAATTACCACTAAGGTCATAATCCGACATACATTCATGACCATCTAATTTTTTAGTCGCCCCCATTGGGTTTCGTTCGCCTTGTTCATCTTCGTAAATAAACGCACGAAAAAATTCACCTTGACTGTCAATATTACTCCAAAATAATCTTGATCTAGCACTATCCGACATATCGATCGGATATTTTTCTTCTAAAATAATATCACCATCAACGATTGTTCGATATCCAATTAACCGCCCCTCTAAGTCATAATCATTTTCAAAATTAGCGCCTGAGCCACTATGAATTTTTAATTTTCGCATATTAAACACCGGTTCTTAATTCAAATTGTTTTACACAATTAAGTACTACTTGATTAGCTTCTTCTGCTTCGATATCACTACGATCGTCGATATATTCTAACAATCTATTAACCGCAGCTTGAACATCAATTTCTTTTAACATATGAGCCGCAAACATACTTAAAATAAAATCATTAAATTCATCTGAAGTAAATTGAACATTAACATAATCCATAATTATCCTTTTTTATCTAGAGAAAGAGATGTAGTTTTAATTAAAACTACATCTCTATATTTAATTAAATTAACTTAATAGATAATTGCTTACCGACTAATTTAGCTAATTTCGAAAGTAATTCGATATCAATAGTTTCTTTTTTAGTTAACTCTGCACACCAAGTTAAACAATTAGATAGATCATCAATACTTAAAGATTTATTAGCAACTTCCAGTAGAACATCATTTACGAATTTAACTGAATCAAAAGTTTGATTAATTGGTTCGACTTTATCTGATTTAATTCCATCCGAATAACGACTAGATACATTAATCTTATCTGGGTTAATTCCAACATTTAATATTTTAACATAAACATTACCATTATTAGTATAAACTTCGGAGGTCGTATTATATTCACTATTTGAAATATTTTGTTTAACTATCGGTAACCATTTTTCCGCCCCATAAAAAACAATAACCCAATCATTTTTAGAAGGATACGCATCACTAGTTGTATAATCATATCTAGGTATTTGAACAATATTAGTTATTTTTTTACGATAATAAGTTCTTAAATTTGATAATGGAACTTGAGGGATACCTTTTGCATTATTTTTATCCTCTTCTGATTTATAAAATCGGAGAATAATATTATTATCTCGTTGATATCCTTCGATTTCGAAATCAGATAATCGATGATTACGAGAAATTGATTTAACTATTTCATCAGCTGAAACAGAACCGCGAACTTTATTAAATGTACTACTAAATCCGAATGACGTTTCATTTGTATATAACTGTTGATACGAACTTGGATGAACACCTGAGATAATGGTTAATAATTTATTTAAATCTTGTTTATTAATATTGGCCATGAAGTTATTCCTTTTTGTTAAATTAAAAATAATATTATACTACTTTAATACTTAAAAGTCAACACTTAGAGAAACTAGATCGGACTTAATTGGCCGATCTAGTTTTAAATAATTTAAACTAATTCAATTTGAACTTTTTTACCCATTAATTGCGCTAATTTAATAGTATCATCGATTGATGCGCAATTATTTAAAACGTTAAAGATTTCAGTCGACGATGCCATAAATTTATTAGAATCGATTTGACCCGATGCCATCGATTTAGTTAATAACTCGATAAAATTAGAAGTATCAATCTGAATAGATTCTTTTACTTTAGGAACACCAGTCGATTTAAGTGCATGTTGGATCGTTGGTTTAACTATAGTTTTAACTTCAGTTTTAGTAAAGTTCGGTTGTTTTTGTAATTGCTGATAGAAACTATTAGGAATGCTTAACTGTAATTTATCATCAACTGTAGTAACAGTAACGGACCCGGATAAAACACTATTATTAATTTTATTATGAATCTGATCAAAATTATTTGATGTATAACGATAATAAACGACAATCCAATTATCATAACTCGGATAAACATCACAAATTGAATATTCGCTAGTATTAAGCTGTAAGATATTATTAACTAAACTTCTAAAATATCTACGCGACTCATTGCGTTCTCGTTTTTTAGCCTCGGGATCATATTTTTCAATAGTTTTATTTTCGACTGGATTTAACATAACGACTGGCTTACGATGCAATTGAAATAATAAACTATTATCCGGATTCATTTTAGTAACGATATTGAATTCTTTAATCAATTGTGATTTTTCAATATTTTTAGAAACTAGTTGAGCATCTTTAGATTCATGTAACTTTACCGAACAACCAAATCCGTAATCAACCAGATTTACAGCTAATCTACTATAACGACTAGACGGAATATCGATTGCATGTTTAAAACGTTTGTACATTTCAACTCGTGTTTCACTCGTTCTTTGATTCATTTTACTTTCCTCGTAATTGTTAAAAAAATAATATTATACTACTATAATACTTTAAAGTCAAGCAAATTGTATAATTAATTTTTTATGATTTAAATCGGCGAGTTTTGCTAATAGATCGACCGTAATATTAGTATCGGTTAAATCTAATAATTGAATAAAATCTTGTTTAGATAAATTTAATTTTTCGCATATAAAGTCAGTATCAACATTATGCTTTAATTTATATGCGAAAAATTGTTCGATTATTGATATTTTAAAATTTTCTTGACCAGTAAATATATGATGATCGATTAATCTATTAAATTGATGAGGTATTAGTTTAATTATAGTTTTAGAACCAGATAAAACAAATCGAACATCAAAATCCCAAAATTCGGCTAAATGACTATTTAATAAATCATTTTTTAATAAGTTTATATTAATGGGAGCGTAATCATAATAAGTAATTATCCAACCATCACCTTGCTTATAACTATCAATCCGTTTATATTGAGAAGATCCAATATTTAAAATATTTTTAACTTCGTTTCTAATTTGTGATCTAAATGCTGTTTCTTCTTCATTACTCATCTAAACTTCCCATTTCAATAATTTCATAATTATCATTTGCAATATACTGCTCTAAATCTTCTACGTTTGTAGTGATGGTTTCGCGATATCCGTTTTCATTTAAAACTAAATAAGTCATAGTCCTCCATTATGTGCGGTTAAAATTATGATTATACTATATTATAGTGGCCTAATCAACGATAAATATTCAATTTACCTGACCATATAACTACGATGAGATTACAACAATTACTCGATGAAGTACAAAACCCGGAATTGGATCAGAATGCATCGGCATATGACCAGTTATTACCTTATAAAAATGACCCAGATGTTTACATTAAATTTTCTAAATCATCTAGATTTGGTAAAGTGCAGAAATCGAATGATGATGTACCGGTAGGTTTATATGCATATCCATTAAAACAAACATGGGCAGATTTTAACGTAGAAAAAACTAAAAATTTTGATAATTATCCTTACGCAAATAAAAGACCTTATATTCACGTATTTAAATATTCATTTCCAATTACAATAATTGATTCTTATAAAAATATTGACCGTGATGCTCACGTATTAAAAAGTAGATATTCTCATTTAGTTAATTTAGATCAAGAATTAGAACGTTTAAGTTATAAAAAACCATTTGAACAATTATGGCGATTAACAAAACATATAGCAAATGAATTAAGCCCAAATAATTATAAACCACATTGGACTAAAATATTAAGAGCCTTAAACATGAATGGGTTTAAAGATAAAACTGGAACTGCTCATAAAGGTGATGCGGCTCAAGTATTTTTATTAAAGCCAGAAAGTATTTTATTATTAGATACGATTAAGAATAAAGATTATAAAAAATTAAAAACTAAAACTGCAGATATTAATTCTATTGGTGATGTAATTAGAGAATTAGATAATAAATCAACTAAAGTTCGTAGCGTTTTATTAGCCTCAGATGGCGATATGCACGAACAAATTCAACAACATTTAGAAACAAAAGCTGATCAAAATAAATTATTTAATTATTTAGATGGAAGAAGCGAATCAGATATTAAATTATTATTATTAATATGGTTAAATGGAGTTGTCGATTTTAGAAAATTAAATACTCAATTATTAGATTATAAAAATACTATTTTAACTGGAACATCAGAAGCATTAGTTGATTATGGAAAACATATGATTAAATTTAAATGGAATGATGACGTATTAAAACATAATATAGAACTATTTAAATCAAAATAATAAAAAGGGCGTTTTAAACGCCCTTTCTTCTAATATAAAATTAATTATTCGTTTATTACGATATCTTTATGAATCGATTCGATATAATTATTCCAAAACTCTCTATCAACTTCATCCGGTAATGTCGAGGCATCAGATAATGCTAATGCTTCTTTTGTAATTTTATCGATTTCTGGTTCAACTTCAGATACGAAATCTAATTTACCCGATTTAACATCCATTAAAAATTTAGTTTCATCTAATGGATATTCAAAATAACCTTTGGTAAAAATATCTCTTGCTTGATAACCGGCTCGTAAACAATGAGAAACAGCTTTCCAATCAACTCCTAAGTTTTCTTTTGCTAATTTAGATCGTTCGCCATAATTAGCATAGATTTTTTTAAGAGTATCTAACATATAATGAATCTTTAAATTATCTTGAAATTTACTCCCAGCGAATTCATAATAGTTATTGCTTTTATATTCGACCCATTTGCCAAATTCATTATCCGGAAAGTTTAATGTACCAATTGGAACATCACTTGGAAATGTCTCTAAAAATGCAATAACCTTTTCGAGTTCGCTAATACGAGTACCTTTAATTCCATACTTGGCTGCTTGTTTGCGAACATAGCCAATATAAGACTTCATCGATTTAGTATAAAATTTATGACGATTAGCAACTAAAAAGTCCCAAATCGGACTAGATTGAATTAGTTTATCTGGACTACCATGCAACATATCTAATGCGACAGTTTCACCTTTACTAGCCAGATCGATAAAATAACTTAACGAATAAAAAGTCCTATCAATATCATCTTTTGTATTTTTACCATGACCAGTACTGGTACTCTTATCGACGTGAAAATTCGACTTTCCTAAGAGAATTTGGGTAGAGGTTGGTAATACTATACCTTTATAATCTTTATCGGAATTAGGCGTATCTAGCCCGTATAAATGGCTACCAAATAAAGTTTCAACTACAATATTCATATTAAATCTCGTTATTAAACTGAATCGCGGGAAAATTGTTCTTCTAATACATATTTTCTAAAATAATCGATATAATTAACTTCTTTATTTTTATAAAACGCAATCATTAAATGAAATAACGGATCATCTTTAAATTTTAAACAAAAATCTTTAACTTCTAATTCTTTATTTTCGCTTACATTTAACTCAACCGTTTGAGAAATTCGTTTTAATATTTCAAATACTTGACTTTCGATAACTTCGATTTTATCGTATAACTCATTATCTTCGATACTAACACAATACGCTTTAAAGTCATCAACTTTTTCATCGATAACCATTTCCGCAATACTTTGATATGTCGGAAATGTTACATTGCGATGCAATAATTCATACCAAACTGATTTCCATTTATATCGTTCGCCATTAATTGATTCAAATACATAGCCTTCAAATAACTGATCAACCGTTAACTTTTCTTTTAATTTAGATAACCAATCATTATTAGATAACTCAGTTGCGAAGGAATCAACTAATTTAGCTTCTGGATATTGAGTCGATAATAAAGCCTGCATTGTTTCATAAGTCCAATAAACACCGGAATTATTATGTCGAATAGCTAATAACGTCAAACTAGGTTGATTATATTTTAAAACGATACGATTTGATGGAGCGGTATATTCAAATATAGGAGTGCAATTTAATGATGTTAAAAAAATACATAACTCGTATTCAACCGTATTTTCACCAAATAATGCATTAACCGTTTGGCTAATATCATTATCAAATGATTTTTTAGTTTTATAAACTAAAGTATTAGTCTCAGGAAACCAAACTGGAGTAATCATAGACCCATCACGTTTATCTGCGATATTAATGATAGAACTCCAGTCGATATTTTCTTCTTTTGTATTAACTTTTTCATTTACATTAAAAAACTTATGAAATGGTCTAGCACCAACCGAACCATCAGGCAAGAAAGTAATACCTCGACATTCGCGTAACCACATTTCATAATCACCAGCGAATGTTTTACTATCTTGAAACATATAACTAATAACTTTACAGCCATTGGCATGAGTTACAACATTAATTTCTGGTTTATCTTTAATGTATGGTAATAGATCATCTATATGATTAATAGTTTTAAAAATACTCATAATGCACCTTTTAATGTAATTGATTGCTAAAAAATAATATTATACTACAATGGGGTGGTGATGTCTACTATTAAGTTAGATATTTAACGCGGCGATAATTTTTACGAACATTATCGACTAAATTCCATAAAATAATTCGTTTTGTTTCAAAAACAACAAATTGATTATCTAATCCATCTAATTTATACTCGATACAAATACAGCCGTCACCAGTCTTGTTAACTTCATGAACTATAGCATCCGGGTATCGATCAACCCATTGCTTAGCCCTACCTTTTAATTCATCGCTATATAAATCAGTTAAATTATCAATAAAACTAATGAGTTCATCTCGAGGTAATTGAATTTTATCCATTTTTATTATAAGTTCCTTCATGTAAAATATAATCGATGTTATCAAATCCATCACTAAACATCGGTAATGAAAATGATTTCATCATGCTTAAGTAAACATCGGCTCCAATAGTTTTTCCGGTTTTACTTCTATTATTATCCCGATCAATCAAATCTGCTTGACCAGTTAAAAAAACAATACATTCTTTTTTATAACTTTTATCATATCGATTAGTCCATCGACGTCTTGCTTTTTTACTTAAGTTAGTCATATCAATAACAATATGTTTACCACTTTTTTTAGAATCATTTATCATCATATTTAGATTGATGTCAATTTCTTCTTTAATTTTATGATCAACTAAATGTAACGCAAATACATCATTATAGGTAATACCCATTTTAGTTGCCATTGCTTCTAAAATCGAATCGCGAGAAATAATAAAGTAATCATCGTTTAATAAATTAACGTATGATGATTTACCACTACCAGGTAATCCACATAATAAAATTAAAGCTTTATCTTTTTCGTTATAATCTAAACTATCTTGATCAATAAATTTAGGTAAAATATTTTGAATAGCTGGAACAATAGAATCACCTAAATGAGTTCGAGCATCAGCTCCTTTAGCAAAGCGACCTAATGTATCACATCGAGTAATTCTACTAACTAAATCTAAAAATGTTTTCTGACCTTTAAATAATTTATAAACATCATCATTAATATCTATCGTATTTTCATCTTTAATAATTAATAAGTCAAATAATAAACTATGACCAGCAATTACTTTTAAGACTTGAATTTTATCATCAGTTGATAGATCAGTTTTATTTAAGATATCAATAGCTAAGAACATACTGATACCTTCATGATTAACGAATCGAGCTCTACGTTTTTCAGGAATTTCTATTCTAGCTAATGGTTTACCTAAGTCGTGTAATAATGCAGCCCATTGAATAATTTCATTTTCATTGTAAATTTCAGCTATTTTCGCAACCATTAATGTATGCGTACTAACTCTACCTTCTAAATGATATGGGTTCAGGTCATGGATACTAAAGTTATGATTAGCGTCATCCATTGCTTGCCATAGTTCAGGAAATTCAGTTTGTAACCATAAAACTTTTTCGTGCATATTCATTATACGACTCCTCAAATAAAGTCATATTATAATACTTTAATAGATATAAATCAACATATAATTAAAAATGTCCGCAATTGATCTGATGCGTTAAATATATTATACTATATAATATACTTTTTTAAAATGGAGTTTTGTATATGCGATATTCGTTTAGACATTCAGTGGATGCAGTTAAATGGGACGGATCCAATTTTATAGAAATACATAAATTAGCATCAAATTATAAATTACAAAATTTTTTAGAATATGATGCTGATAATGCATTGTTGATTGTGGATGGAGATCATGCTGAGCATGGAGCATACGTTGCAGTATGGCCGACAACTAAAGAAGTAACGCAAATAGTAGTATATGGTGAACAATCATTTGAATACCAATTTGGTAAATTACATTAATACCATTTATCAACTTTATTAGGTAATGGTTGAATTGTTTTTTCGCCACTATCTAATAAATCATTCATCAATTGTTTACCGATTGGATTCTGCACCGGACTATTAAAAAAATTATCAATTCTAGATAAATGATCGTCCAGTGCACTATCTGATTTTAATAAAATAAATTGATGTTTTTTAATTCTCATATACTTACCAATTTCATAAAGGCGGTAATCCTCATGATGATGCATTTTGCGGATATGGTCATCACTTACATATCGATCTCGGGTTTTAGCTCTTTCTAATGATTGTTCTAAATCTATTTTTTTATAGATCATCATTAAGTCATAACCGTGTTCTCTCATTACTGACATGCGTTCGACTAATTGAGCGACATCTGATGCTGTAGTATCTACGATAATTGGTAACATACCAGCTAAATATAATTTTAATTGAGCGGTGGTTAAATGCTTTGCTCTTCTTCTAATACCTTTAGCTTCCGGTTGATCTATTTGTTCTTTAGTTGATATTGGTATATCATGTTTTTTACTAAGATATTCATAAAATTGATCGTAGTTAAGAACTTTAGGCATTACGCCGGTAACTCGTCTAATTTGATTAACGATCGTACTTTTACCGCTAGCTGGAATCCCACCTAGAAATAAAGCTTTAAAAATACCTTTATCATTAATACCTTCATTTAATAATTCAACTAATCTCATGATTGCAGCTCGGTTTTAATTCGATTATAAGTTTTTTCGCTAATTAAGTAACAATCATTTGCGAACATTATTTCATGGCCGGAACGTATAGCAATTTGTATTTTATCAGTTCTATATGTATCAAACGCATCATCTATTATACGCTTAGTATCAGCATTATTCATATCATGATGATCAACTAATAATTCAAATAAATCAAACCATTCTTTCGACCAAGCAAATTTTAAATCTCCGATAGGAAAAACAACAACCGGAGTACCATAAACTTCAGTTGCGAGTTTATTACCACAGACAAAAATACCATTACGAAACGGAAATCCAAATTTCTCCATAAATTTATCATTTAAATATTGATGAATTTGTATAATCGTATCTGATGGTCGTCTATTATTAGTTCTTGGTGATATTTTAACGATTTCTTTAGTTAACTCTTGGTTAACGCCTCTATAAATCGGAGTTCCATTAAGATTTATAAACGCTTTAAGAAATGGCCCACAATCTCGTTTAATTAACGATGCTGGGTTTGAATCATCGGTTAATAATTCGACTAATCTCATGTTAACAATCCTTTTATAATATATTCATAATCAGATAATGAAACCAGATAACAATCATTTGC